CTATTGCCTGAATCTGCCCCACCCTGCAAAACCAATAAAACCATCTGGATTAAAGCTAATTGCTTCTCTTTGAGTAAAATAGTGACTGTTTATGTAAAGATAGCAACTTTTTAAAGTTCCATTTGTTTTGTATTTGCTTTTTATTTTCTGACTCATTCTCATTGTATCAACAGACATTGTATGTGCTTTAACTGCCTGTTTAACATGCTTATTGAGCAGCATAACTAAAGCACAAATATCTCCCTCCGTAATGTCTTCATAACTAAGTCCCTTTTGTACAAAATAATTTCTTGCTTCTTCTGAAGTCATTTAAACATCTCCCTATCTGGTTAAAATATCGTTTTTATTCAGTTTCTTTTCTTACCCATTTTCTAACCTTCATTTCTTTTAACTCTACTTCATAACAATCCACTTGTTCTTCAAATTCCCAAGGGCTTTCATACTGATTTTCAGTTGCGCCTTTGCTATAGAAAGTTTCAAAAAAGCGACCCTGATATGAGAACACAATTCTATAGTGAATGCTCCACCTAGACGTGTCAGTGATTTCTTCTAAAATTGAGGATTCCGGCAGTCCCAATTCATTTACCATGTAATCTTTGTCCAATTTAATTTTCATTTAAAATAACCCCTCTTCCTTTGCAGCATTTACATTCGACTAAAGGCTCGTTGATTTTAGCCATCAGATCATCTAAAAATTTCTTAATATTACTCTTCAAATCCTCAACGTCCTTACCGCTAAAAGGCTCTACAATTGGGTAGCTCTGATAGGCTTTAGGTGCAACCTTGTAAATTTCAACTTCCCGCTTTGTTTGAAACCTTTTCTCAAGTTTAGGCTTTCTCCGTTTGTACATTGCATTAAGATCAACTATATACTCGTGAGGTTTGTAAAGCTCCAGAACCTTGACCACAGTTAAACAGAAATCATAATCACTCGTGATTCTTGCAAACTTAGGGTTTATATTGGCCTTTATATGGTTTCTGATAATCTTATAGCTTTCTTCTTGGGACAGGTAACACGGCTTTGTTTCAAGAAGCATTGGATGTGTTTGAATTCTATCCAGTAAGTTATAATTCAAGTTAAAATTATGACTTTGTAGCTTAAGTTCTCCGTCAATTTCTTCAATTACATTCATTTCAAACTCAATTTTTTCATTTTGTTGTGGGATTTCTTCAAATTTCAAATCATATAGCCCCTTCACTTCATAGTATTCACTGTCTTCACCTATGTAAGAAGCTTTAATTACTTTAGGAGTTAATTCAGATTCTTGGAATCCCTCTTTTAATTCATACCTATGATTGATTTTTTTAGCTGGCAATTGCTTTTCAATAACACTTGGCTCCTTTTCAAGCTTAAACCAGTCCGACTTATACGTTTCAGTTGCTCGTTTCCCATCGAAAAGCAATTCATCTAATTGACTATGAAAATATCTCTTGCCCTCAATATTGTCTGACACCAAAAAACAGTTACTTGTTTTAATACCAATTAGCTTCATCAAAATTCTCCTTTTTAATTTTATTTTTATTCTTATATCATCTCTGTTTTATCTAGATCTTCTAATTTTATTTTTATTCAACAAATCAATTATGTAAGTCTCATACATGTCATCCCAATAAGGGTCTGTCCTTGCTATGTACTTCTTTACTCTCCCATTCTCCTCAATCTTAAAGGTTTGACCCTTTTGAATATCAGTGAACTTTTTCTTTCTCCAGATTCCCCTGACCAACACATCAACTTCTTTAACCTCAACTGTTTGCTTCTGCATCACATTCCTCCTTTTGATTTTCGTGTATCAAGCCTGTACAATATTCAAAAACCCTAAAGGATGATGAATATGTGTGGCAGGTTCACTTTATTTTCTGAGTTTGATGACATCATTGAGCAATTCAACATAGATCAATTCTTACCTGAAGGTGAATATCACCCTAGCTATAATGTTGCTCCTTCACAAAACATCCTGACAATCATTAACGATGGATCCAATAACCGTCTTGGCAAACTTAGATGGGGTCTTATCCCTCCTTGGGCTAAAGACGAAAAGATCGGTTATAAAATGATTAATGCTCGAGCTGAAACATTGGCTGAGAAACCAAGCTTCAGAAAACCGCTCGTCAGCAAACGTTGTATCATACCGGCTGACAGTTTTTATGAATGGAAACGCCTTGATCCAAAGACTAAGATTCCTATGCGTATTAAACTTAAATCGTCGAATCTCTTTGCTTTTGCCGGCTTATATGAAAAGTGGAATACACCAGAGGGCAATCCGTTGTACACATGCACAATCATCACAACAAAGCCTAATGAGCTTATGGAAGACATTCATGATCGGATGCCAGTTATCCTTACTGATGAGAATGAAACGGAATGGCTAAACCCTAAAAATACTGACCCTGATTATCTACAAAGCTTACTGCAGCCTTATGATGCTGATGACATGGAAGCATACCAGGTTTCATCTTTAGTGAATTCACCTAAAAACAATTCACCTGAGCTCATTGAATCCCATTAAGTACCACTGCCATATCGCTTTATATATCACCTTCGCTTAGCTATTATTCTAAGTAGGAGGTGATATTTTGTTTGTATCGCCAATGTTATTGCATTCAATCAAAGAACCATTTGATGACGATAATTATATTACCGAGTTGAAATTTGATGGAATTAGACTGATCCTCTCCAAGTTTAATGATCAGATAAAGCTTTACACTCGTCACAACAATGAGGTAACAAGCAAGTTCCCAGAACTGTTGGATCTTGATATACCCAATGGAACTGTTTTAGACGGTGAAATCATTGTAGCTACCCCAGGCGGCGCCCCTGATTTTGAAGCTGTAATGGAACGCTTTATGTCTAAGAAATCAGCTCATAAGGTGGTTTACTGTGTATTCGATGTAGTTTATATTGATGGACATTCAGTCGCTAAGAAGCCGCTCACTGAACGTAAGAGCATACTTTTAGACCTTAATCTTGACCACGACAATGTCTTTGTGATCGAAGGCCTGCAAGGAAACGGATTAGCTTACTTCAATCTTGCCAAAGAAAAGCATCTTGAAGGAATCGTACTAAAGAAAGCTAACTCCCCTTATGAAATCAATAAACGTTCGCATAGCTGGCTGAAAGTGATTAATTATGATTACACAGATGTACTTATCACTGGCTATACCAAAGAGGATATAAAGTTTCTTCTGTCTTATCCTGATGGTACTGCAGCTGGGTTTATGGAATTCATGCCGAATGCGGAACGAAGTAAGTTCCACTCTATAAAACATGTAAAGTCTGAAACTGATGAATATGTATTTGTAGAACCGATCTTATGTAAGGTTAAGCACAGATTTAAGACTAAGCATGGTAAACTCCGCATACCTTCCTTTGAATCCTGGAGAGTCTAATCTCTCCGTTACATAGTTCCTTAGTGACTCGCCATTACACACCGAATGAAAATTTAGTACATGGATCAATTAGTTATTTTATCGTTAAAATAACTATTTTATTTTGATCTTTAAATTAGTGATTCTACTTTAAACATATCTATAACTGGTTCTTCTGTAGCCTCAATTAGCTCGTCCATAGCCTGAACTAAATAATCTCTTTCTAAAATCAATGATTCATCTTCAAAGCAAGAACCGATATCCAATTTTTCAGCAATGAAATTGTGTAAATCAAGCTTTACTTTATTTATTACTTTAGCTATTTGGGGTTGCTTCCCTAAACGATGTCCCGTTACATGTGCGCTCTTCTCTGAATAACCTGCTTTAATGGCAGACTGCGTTGCACTGTGTCCGGTGAGATAGTAATAACAAAATAAGCGATGCTTATTCTTTAAAAAACTAACTTCTTTTTTCTCGCTCACCCCTTCTTCAACTACCTCAGAATCTTCAAAGCGCACAGGCAACGGATCAAGTATAATATCAGTGTTTGTCTCCCTCCATGTCTTTACAATAAAACAGGAGCTTGAAGTATCTACATTTATTAATTCATAAGCATTGCCAACAAATTTTTCATACCAGCTGCTTCCTTTTGTAATTCGAACTCTCAATTACCTTCCTCCTTTAATTCCACATTAATATTCAATACGTTCGCAATTCGTTTACCTACTTCATCGGAAACTGTTTGTGACACCCTTTCTTTAAATCCATGTAGTAGCTGACCTCCGTTTTCAAAACCTTCTTCAATAAGTGATTCAATCTTCTCTCCCGCAATTCTATCCAGTTTTCCTGACTCAGACATCTTCTGAACTTCATTAGAAACCGCAATACTAATCATTTCTTGTGCGTCTTGCCTTGAAATACCTAATTCATTATGTATGTAGTTTTTGACTTCTTTGTATACACTATTTTTATTTTCAAGGGTCTTCTCATGTTTATCTAGTGGGACGAGGACACGGTATTCATCGCCAAACACCAACCCAATAGTTTCTACGCTTACGTCTCCAGCAGAATGGCGTGATTTTACCGTTCCAACTCTCCCTGTATCATAATCGTCCCCTATTACTCCGTCAGGCCTAACAATGATAATCTTCTCGCCTACTTTTGCCTTTCGGTCGACCATTTTATAGCGCTCACCGTCAATGTGAACGATGTCAGTCGGTTCGAGTACGCGGTATTCTTCGCGATAGATAAGACCGTCGCAGTTACTATCAGATGAAGCCCCGTCACTTTCAACGTCTCCGTCTGCGGGACGATACTCTCGGTCTACTGTAAAAACATCGCCGTTTTTATACCCCTCTTCGCAATCCGCTTTCTCAACAATTACAATCTTCTCGCCAACCTCCGCCTTCCGATCGACCTCCACGTATTCCCGCTTGATACCGCCTAGTGTTTCGTCAGCCAGTACGTGGATGTTTACGTTAGATTTCGTCATTTATTCCGCCTCCCTTTCGCTTTTTAATTCATTTCGAATCCGCATCAGAATCTTTCCAAGTTTATTTTCACCTTGGCCTTTACACATGCCCCAAATAACATCTCCCCATGTATTTCCTTCAATTAATTCAGACGTTCCTGTTGCGAGCAAACGTTTTTTAAGGTCTCTGTTTTGTTTAAATTTAGCTAGGACAATTTCATACATATATTGTTCTTTAACTTCTTCCCAATCATTCCGTAACTGAACGTTACGTCCTTTTCTCTTAGCAAGATTTGGTGGGAGGTCTGCGAATTGTTTTCTAATTTCGTCAGTCGTGACTTTCATAGCTTGGAATGCTGCTTCATTGTTCTGATATGTGATACCTTCGTATGTAACTGGTGAATTATAAAAGTTACTCAAAAAATAATATTTGCCTCGAAACTCATCAATTTTGTTCATTTAACTATCCTCCTAAGTTATTAAAATAAAAACTATCTTTTATTTGAAATATTGCACAACTCCATCACCCTCAAAGTTAAATGGCTGTGGTGGCGGAGTTGATCCTAACAAGGCGTATGATTTTTGTCGCATTTGTTTAAATGCCATTGATAAATTTTTCGATTTCATCAATTTTTCAAGTAACTGTTTCCCTATTTGCTCTAATATTTTCATAGACTCATTTTTAGTTATGTCCATTTTAGGTATTGGTAAGTCCATAACTAATGCACCTGTCGTTATCTCTGAAACCTTTAAGGTATCATCTAATGGTGTCACACAAAAACTATATCCACCGACAAATACTTCGTGACCAACTGCCTGCTTCCAATGATTTTTGTAATTTAAGCTGAAACGCTTCAAATTAGCATCAACTATAATTTTTTCACATTCCAAATTGAGCATCCTCCAACTTGTGATTATTCGTATATATCTTCTTTGAAATCCCATAATGTGGCGTTTGATTTATTCTCATTATCATTTTCTTTCATTTCAAACTCTTCAGTATTGAACGAATAATAATTCTTCTTAACCTTGGCTAAGATTACCCTTTCGTCGCCATAAATTTCATTTCCATTGATCTGGGTGTCCTCATTTAGATTATCTTTAGTCCGCTCATATGCTAAATTTGCTTCGTCTTCATCATCATAAACCCCAATAAGACCAAGCTCATGTTCAAATACCATCCACAATTCATTATTTTTACTCATTTCATTGAGCCTCCTCTTTCTGTTTAAAATCACGATTTTAAGTTAATTTTAAAGCGTATCACATTGAAGAAACCTATTTTCATTGGTAAAATTTTCACAAGTAATATTTAGATGAGGTGACATCTTGAATAGAAAAATAGGAATCGCAGGCTTTATCATCTGTTTTTTAATACAATCATTTTCAGACACTGGCTCACTATTGCATGAAATTAACTCTCTGTTGTTTTTTGTCTTTTTAATGATTTACTTCTTTGACCAAGCAAAAAGTTATTCCAATGCATCACTTGCTGTAATATGCATATCCTTTCTCATACTATTTTTTTGTGTTTATAGGCTTCTTTCCTTTTCCCGTGACTTATTTGACAATGTGAATATAAACTTTGGATTAATTTTTATTCTCCAAATCACAATAATAATTGGATCTGTAACAATAGCTATGAGTATAATGAAACTGATCTGTGATCGCCTAAAAAAGAAACAAAACGGTAAAGAGTGTTAATTCCTCTTTGCCTTTTTATGCTAAACGCTTCTTTCTATGCGGTCTTTTATGTATGAAATCGAATGCTAAATCTACTTCCTCCGGTTCCCTTTCCTCTTTTACTCGCTGCGTAACAACAATGAGTTGACCATTTTCTTGGCGATCAATGCTCTGGACTGAATATCCCTTAGCAGCGTAATGCTCACTTATAATTTCATCAACATGGTTGCTATGCAGATTCGTCTTTATCATTCAAATAACCTCCACTTATTTTATTTTTATTCTTTATACGTTTATATGTATTCCATCCGCAGCTGTCAAAAATGCTTATGTCCGCTCCAAGGTGCCATTTAAACCAAACTAAGTTAAACCAGGCGATTTCAAATACGTATTTGATGTATCCTATCCTATTGCCCTCCATTCTGCATAATTTATTGTGATTTATTTTCCAACGCTTTTAATTCTTCTTTATACAAAGGTAAAATAGCCTTTTCAGCTTCGGCCTTAGACACACCATGCTGCTCCATATATGTAACAATATCCATTCCAATGTTATTTCCTAGCTCGGTTTCCCAAACTATGTAATCAGCCATAGCAAGATTTCCATCCATTAAGTAGTTCATCCCCTTTCTATATAAAACAGTCTTTTTATTGAAAATATTTATCTGATGTGCGGGCCATGTCTTCCCCGCCTAAATAGTTTTTTATTTCATTTAAGCTATAAATGACCTTATCGAATTTATCCCTAATGTGCAGTGCATATTCAACTGATGAATCAGACACCCCTAATTCCTTTAGATTTGTGTCTAATTCTTTAAAGTAGCCTTGTAACTTTACGTTCACTAAAAACTCTCCTTTTTTATTGAATTCTTTTCTTATTAAACTTCAATTTTATTTTGATTTAATCTCAACAATTAGACTGTCAGGATAGTTCTTCAAATCAAGTGCGTTTACATGACAGTGACCTACATATCCTTCTTTATCAACGTAATTATAATAAAACTTTTCCCCATTATTAATGATAACTTCACCCTGATGTGTATACTCCATCTCTGATCCCTTGTACCATGTTACTTTAACTTTTGTGCCAGGTATGATTTTATTTAAATCAAATATTGTTATTTCTTTTAGCAAAATCATTTCCTCCATTTCCATTTTCCACTCTCTATAAAATTTTACTTTTATCTAGAATTTATTTGGCTTCCAATACCACAGTTTCTTTTTCAAAATCATTTCTCAATTTGATAATGGAAGTTGATTTTAGATACCCTCTGTCCTTTGTCTTAGCCCATGCAAAAAATCTATTATGCAAAGGAGTGTAAAGGCTTCCTGTGTTAACCATATGCTCATGTTTGTTGCTGATCTTATGCTTTACTCCCCTCATTTGTTTCCAAAAGTTATAGTAAGGGAGCTTAAGTTTTGTCATGAAGCCAGCAGCATCTTCAATTACATAACCCTCTTCCTCAATTGAAAAATCTTGTGACACGTCCAGATACCATCTATAGAAATCTGTCCAGTTACTAAACTCCGCAACTTGTTTTTTGCACTCAATGGATAAACACTCTGCAACTGCCTTCACTTCACTATAAGGGAGTTTTTCATATATCATTTGCCTTTTTACGATGTCTAATAGGACTAGCTTGTCTTTACTGTATTCAATGATATGCGGATCTTTTTTTGGAAGTATTACTTCAAAAACGAATGAAACATTATTTAGCTTCAGATAATCTTTAATGATATTTACCTTAAATTCATCAAAGGACTTGAAGAACAGCTCCTCGACCCATTTTGCATGGTCATTTGATAATTGAGATGTAAAGGATTTAGAAGTGAATACCAACTGATCTGACAAAGAGTCATACCCTACAGTCCCTAAATATCCATTCGCCTTATCGAAGACTGTTACTGGAAACTTCATTGTATCTACGAGATGATGCATTCTTGTTTCAGACCGTTCTCCAATATTAAAAAATTTATCATAGCTTCTACTTACAATTTCATTGCTCTGGGTGTTAATAAACAAACCCCTTGCCTTAATATTTGTTTCATCCCACTTTTTCTTTCTAAATGCTTGCTTTGTAAAATTAAATGATGAGATATTGTTTGGCATCTTGTTCTCTTGGACATATTCATGATCACGTAAGTGGGAAACCAAATCATCAATTGTTCCAACAGTTACACTATTACTCTGCACATCACTTGAACTTTGTTTAAAAACTTTATTCTTCACTTCATGCGTTTCAATTCCGTTCTCAGACAGTGTAACGACTCTAAGATGACCTCCTCTTTCCACTTGCCCTTCCAGGTTATAAGATCTTTCTGCTGCTAACACAGGTAAACGGTACATGTTTCTATGTCCATGAATCTGTACAACATTTTGGCCAGCCGTATTTTTTGCAAATTCATAATCAATATCGTCTGAATAATCTCCAACTCCATTGATGAATTGTGTTGTTGCGGTCATCAAGAGATTTTCAGGTACGGTTGAAACTCCTCCATGAGTTACAATGTATGTAGTGTTTTTATATGTAAAGTAAGCTAACTGATGAAACTTCCTGGCCAACTGTCTAATGTCTTTTTTATCAATGTTGGATTGTTCGATTTCTGGCTTAGTTTTGTTGTTAAATGTGTTGCTAGGTGTTTCTTCATCATTCCCATACATATTGATATATCTATCATGATTTCCTTCGAGAATAATCACATTTTTATAATCTTTAATTTTGATCATGAATTCTAACAGCTGTGCATTTTCAATACCTCTGTCGATAAGATCTCCTACAAAAATGTATAGTTCATTTTCATTCAAATCACCGTTTAAGTACTCTTGAAGCACAGTATTACACCCATGAACATCTCCGAAAATATGTATCTTTTTATAATCGTCAAAACATCTCGGCTTATAAGTCATCGTGTTTTCAAACTCATCTGGTTTTAGAACAGTTACCCAAGATGGCACTTTTTCTGTTGTCATTCTTTCATAAATATTTAGAATACTGCTTTCAGGAACCTGTTTATGTTCAGCCCTCATTTTATTTCTTTTTAAGATTCTCAGAACATCCGCATCAGAAAAATCAACTACATATACACGGTATCTATATTTTTGAGCTAGTGGCTTATATCTTGAAATCATGCTTTGCTTTGAATGAGTTGCATCGATAATTGTGAATTCACCGCGATCCATCCTATCTTCAAGCAACTTTAGTAATAAATCCCACACCTTGTTGTCGTGTTTTGGAGAGATTTCATATTTTCCACTTTTGTTTAATACAGGCGACTGAAACAGCAGTCTAATGTTGTCTGCAGAAAGAGTGTATTGCTCAAGTCCATTTTCCTTAATCCAAGTTGATTTCCCCACTCCTGGGCAGCCTCTTAATAACACTAATGTTCTCAAATTCTATCAACCTTTCTGATTTTTTTTTTAAAATGCATCTTTTAATCACTTCATTGCAGCATAGTTCTCAAAGAATTCTTCAACTGATCTAAGGTATCGGTATTTATTTGGATCTTCTGGATTTCTAAATCTTTTCGATAGCACCAATGACCAATTAAACATTAAGGGGGAAAATCTCGCCCATTTGCTAAAGCTTAACTGAAGACCTTTCCATTCTCTCCCCGCTAATTCCGCTAACTCTAGAATTTGATCTTCTTTTAAATTTACTTCTTCTTCAAACATTACTTGAATTTCCTCGTATGGTTTATGTCCAAAACAACAGTGGCGTGTTTTCAATCCAATCTTGAAATTCAAAATATCAATTAAATTGATCATTTGTGTATCAAGCTCATCGTATGGGATGCCATTTCGGATGAATTTTTCTCTTTGGTTTGTTTTCACATTAACCTCCAATAACAGTTACACCTCCTGGCCACTCCACGCTTCAAATTTCTCTATAGCAGCCTTTTGTTTATTTTCATGATTAATTTGCTCCTGAACGGAATTTTCGTATGTAATGACTTCATTGATTGCCATCTCTATGTAATTGTAATCCCACTTTGCCTCGAAATAACTAGGTGCTGCCCCCCCTTCTGCTGTGAGACACTTAAACTTTTCTTTCCCGAATAAACCGCGTACCTTTTTATATAAAGAGACCCTGACAAAGCCTTTTGAGTATCTATCACTGTAAATACTTACGGCATACTCATTACCTTCAACCGAAGTCACGGGATATTTGTGTAAGTGAAATTCGCTCATTCCGCACCCTCCTTCACTATATAACCTTTTAAAATTGCCTGATTCAGATCATCAGCATACATACTATTCAGTGATTCAAACAATCCAGTCCACGGTTCGACGTCACCATTATTGATGACAAATTGTTTCCCTACAAATTGAAGGCGCGCAAATTCTTTTTTGTCCCCATTTGTTAAGTCGTTCACTCTCTGAGGGTCATTATCAGCCATTCTTAAATAAAATTTCTTTCCTTCCTCAATTGCTCGTGCCTGTGCTTTTGTGACTTCAACCTTATCGCTTGTTTTAATTGTGATTTTGTTCACTCCATAGCCTCCTTAATAACCTGATTACTCCTTCTATCTGCAAACATGTTTGTTTGGTATTCCTGCAACTGATTTTCAATAATTTCCACAGAAGCTAAAGGAAAAGCAGTTTTTTCCCACAATATAAAATCACACTGCTTGTCATTCGCATCGGGAAAGTAATTCCTCACTAAATCTATCCACGTCATTCTGAACCCTCCATTTCTTCACCGACCCGATCAATGAAAATATGTTCGTAATCTTCATGCGCTTCATCATAATAACGGAGGATGAATCTTACACATTCTGCATTGTCTCCCGACTGAAAAATGGTTTCATTAGTTCTTTCATCATAAACACGATATTTTTCACTCATTCCGCGCCCTCCTCAGTCCAAAACAATCTCTCATTCGTTATTTTTTCCACCTTATAATTTATGAGGTAGTTATTTTTTGCGTATTCCTCTGCGTATTCCAATGCAGTTTTATCATCATTGGCGCCGAAACTGAGATGCTTCCATCCGTACTTAACTTCGTACCACAGCTTATATTCAACACGCTTTACTTCAGCATTCACTCCGCGCCCTCCAATAACTCAGGATTTTGATAAATGTCTCCGATGACTTCAAGATCACCTGCCATGAAAGCACCACTACCATTTCCGATACCTATATCAAGATAAAAACCAGTTTGCTTGTTGTCATACTTAACTACGAACTTTGTATCAGTGTCATGATCCAAAATGAAATCCTTGTCATAAATCATTTTTTCGTTCTTATCATTCAACCCTGTTCCCCACATGAGAACGGATTTTCCGTCTCCGCTGTGTGCGATCACGCCATAACCTTCTAACCATAAAGACCACCCAAAAACTTTCCCGTCAATCGAACCAAGTTCACCGATGGAAAGGCATATGCCTTCATCGCCGTAATGATACATCTGCTCGCCGTCCCAAACTCTGTATGCTGTGTTCATTCAACTGGATCCTCCTCATCCGTATTTATGATTGCTCCAATTAGCTTAGTTAAATGAATCACTTGATCTTTATTTACAGCTGTGATTGCACCATACGGATGCTCTATGAAACATACTTCATTATTTTCATCGGTATATAAAGTACAATTACATGTAGTACACACATAATTTTCGTTAATCGTTTGGCCTTCTAAATTAATTAAAGACCCTTCATCATGATCCAGCACTTCAATTTTCTTACCTTCTTCATAATCACTGATTTCAAGTTTTAACTCACCGAAAAACACTAATGGTTTAAGATAGAGCTTCAATTCATCTAATGATAATTCCAAGTGATATCCCCCTCCAATTTGAATCTCGATAAAACTTACATTTTATCCACTAATTTTAATTTTGTTACCTTAGTGAAAATTACACAATTCAATATGTACTTACTTCTTTGCCCTTACTTTCTTCTTCTCTTAACATATCTTCAGCTATATACATCCCCTCGTAAGCATAATCAATTATTGAATGAAATTCTCCGATGACTCTTCGTAAATTTTCCTCTTCTTTGTATGCTTTTAATCGCAGAATCGTTTTCATTAATTTATCGAGCTTTTCATCAAGCAACATAGCTCCCTTTACCATCTCCTATATACATATTATTTGTATTTGAATAAACTATAACCCATCATTTAATATCTGTCAATTAGATTCGGCCAATTTATGTGACCGAATCTGAGAACATAAAGATCAATTCATTGATGTCATCCCTAAGCTTAACGAGGCTTTGTGGTGTAACTGAAATTGTAATATCTAATTTCTCTCCCTTGAAACCAAGTAGGAATTGATAATGTTCTGAAGTCAGCAATTTTTTTGTAAGTTTCAGACTAACCTCTTTGTAATTATCTTGATCAACAAATATATTCAAAACAATACCTTCATTCTCCTCTTGCTGCTGATTACATTATGTTTAATGGAGTCTTTCTTTTTTTTATTTTTACTCAGGCAATTCTTCTGTATTTGTTATTTCATATTCCATATCACTTAATTTAAAATTTTCAACTGATCCGTCAGCTTTTAAAAACGAGACTTCTTTAGATAAAAGTAAATTTTCACAAATCCTGGTTACCAATGTTTCAGAGACTTCTGGACTATCTGCTTTGTTTTTGAGTACAATCTCCAGATTCAGTTCAATATTGTTTAAATAACCTGCCATCCTCATTCTCCTATGTTCAATTTTCTGTGATAAACCCTTAAGGTGTTAAGGGAACGTGTGTTCTGTTTTGTATAATCATTATACATGGAAAGTAGGTGTTATGCTAGTGGTTATTTATCGGCTTCGTATGGTATGATATGTATTATGTCTTTCCATAACAGAACGCAGGAGGATGTCCGATTATGATTAAAGTTGAGATCGGGCAATGCTTGATACCTGAATTATGTAGAAAGAAAGACATTACAATCAATGAACTTTCAGAGATAACTGGGATTAAGAAACAGCAGCTGAGCGACTATAATCGATTAGTTAAAGTAGATATGTCTATTCGAACTGCAAAAAGAATTGCTGCTGCTTTAGATTGTAATGTCGAAGACCTCTATGAATTCAAGGTTGAAAGGCATTGAAACGACTAAGACTTTGGTCTTGGTCTCCTCCTTAGTAAACCATATGGTTTACATGACCATCTTACTATATTTAAACATGTATTTAAAGTGATTATTTTGTCTATTTTTGTCGAAATGCGAATTTTTTCACAATTTTTTGAGATAAAAGAAAAATCCATTTAACCAAAATAGTCAAATGGATTTCATATTTAAATGGTCGTTAGTTCTTCTGCGTAATATTTATTAACTTCTTCCTCATTAATATAATCTTGCATTGAATAAACTGCTCGATATTTGGATTTCACTCTTAAATTAAAGTCATCTATAATCTGATACCTTACAGAGTTATCAATAACCCCTTTTTCTTTATAAAGCTGATATGCTCTATACAAATGACCAGATCTAACAATAGTATTTGGTGTTAAAAAGTTAATTTTAAAGAACTCAGATATATCAGTAATTAGATTAGTTATGACAAATTTACTTGCTTGGCCGTCTCCTTTGTTGGACGTTCTTTTTGTTTTAACTACATAATCATTTTCAACTAAAAAGACTTCTTTTGTTTGGCCTTTTGCCTTCCCATTCTTTAATTTATATTTAGTTTCCTGAGCTGCATTTAAGGCAATAACAAGACATTCACTACTAACTTTTAGTTTTCGTTCACCGTGCTTTGAATCATAGAGGGTTAAAACGTTACCATTTAGCATCGCATCCTCAACTTGCTTTTTCGTTAAACTTAGCAATTCAGAATGAGCTAAACCTGAAACGCCTTCAAACAACAGTCTTAATACAGCCTTTGATTGATAGTTAACTAATTGATTTTCCATTTCCTCTAATTCACTATAAGTAATATATAATTTTTTGTCTCCGAGACATTCATAAAGCTCTTCTTCAGAAATAGTTCTTGCCAAATTGGTTAATCCTTTACTTAACTTATATGAAATTGCCCAATCAATATACAATGACAATAATGCTAAGGTTCTTCGAACACTACCAATAGTGGTTTGATCGAATGATCGTATAAGTTCTAAAATTTGCATTGATGTGAAATCATAAATGTCTTTATTATATAAAGTCTCAGTAATCTCTGCTTTTGCAAAAATGGGCCTCATCTGCATAACCATACCCTCAGATAAGGTATCTAAATATTTTTCCTTAATCTCACTATTGAACATTGCAACAAACAACTCCTAAGTGATTACTCGTCTATTTTTAAATTGTTAAAGAAATTCCATATCTTTTGTGGTGATTTAGCATTTCCATTCTTGTCTACTACACCTAATTCATCCCACAATTTATTTTTCTTACTAAAGTCTATAGAGCTTAAAACATCGGTAATTTTACTTTCTAAATCATCTAGACTTACTCCATCTAACTGCAACTTCTTAGCTAGTACAACGTAGCCGTTAAAGAACAAATAGTTGTTCACAAAACTTCTCTTTCTTTCTTTTGCTATATCACCTAAGAACTCATCCACATATTGTGTAGCTAAAGCATCAAAGAAAGATGTAAGGTATCTTGCAGTTTTTAAAATGTCTGCCTGAGTTGAAAAATCTTTTTTAGAATAACTTCTTTCAATTGCCTTTTTGAAGTCAGAAAAAGTTATAAGTAAGTTCTGATTCTGATTTATCCAGTCTCCATTTGTCTTTATATAATCACCAATTATGCTATTATCCTGAATGAACTTAACAATTTTATTAGAATAAACATTTTGGCTCATCTCAGCTACTTTAGATTTCTTCACTGGATTTATTGTGTTTTGTTGCCCAAAATGCTCTCTCGCCCTTTTTTGAGTGTAGTTATAGATGTCCACTTTAAAGGTTTCTTCAAACAAATGATCTAACTCAGGATGCTGTCTTAAAGCCATAGTAATGCCTATCAGCCGGTGATATCCGTCTAAAACGTCTAAAATGGTGTCTTCAGTCACTGTAAGCGACATAGTGTCGTCATCATATTTTAATTCTTCGCCACAACTTGCGCTTCCAACACGGGCATTAAAAGTAAAAACCGATTTAATTAATTTCCCATCTAAGAACAGTTCCTTTATTTCTTCAACCGATTGTTTATTGAGCTGCGGTACAGGTATCTCAATATCTGAGCCCTCTAGTTTTTTCGTTTTGTTCGTTCTTTGAGCATTAGGATTATAGTGCAATAACTTATTTTCAAAAAGCATAAACAACTCTTTAGCAGTGATGGGGAAGAAATAATTATCATCTGAATACTTTACAACTTGTTTGAATGTATACGGAAATTTTATATCTTCCTCCACAGATCCTTCCCATAACGTTTCAATTTCTCTCATATCCGTTTCTGTGAAGTAATTTCGTGGATTAAACCTTTCACTTTCAAGAACTGAGTATAGGGACTTGGCTAAAAAGTACATATATTCTTTAGAAATTTCGACTTCTGGATTTTCTATATCATAAATTAATTTTTGTGTTGTCCCTGGAGTAATTTTATTTTTAGCCATCTCTAATTGAATATCGTTAATAAAAGATCTTATGTGTTTATTTTTCGAGATAGCATCTTTCATTTCTGAAAGCAGTTTCTCATTTGCAGACTGATCAAAGATCACTGTCATATAGCCTTTCACCTCATGTCATGTTGCTAAATTTAAAGTTACCAAAGGCAATCTGGTTAATCAAGAAGAATTATCATTTGAACTGAGTAATATACCGAAAAAATGATTATCGCTCATTTACATGCTTTATAAACTTTTTTAATGTAACAAGATCAGCGTTTTCAAAAAAACTAATAAAATCCTCTTGGGTTGCTTCATATAGTGGATTTAAATCGATTTTTTCATCCATTGTTACACCAGCAGAGTTCGCTATGTTAATCTTTCTGCTCATATATCTCTCTGTTGTTAATGTGTTTTTATGATTTCCTTGTTCTTTTGCTGCAAGTAAATCGTGACCAGAATTCTCATAGACATAGTCAATTCCTACACCCTTAAATGAGTGTAAGACTAATTCTCTTTCAGGAGGTATTCCTAATCTTTTTTTCGACCTTTTTAAGGAGTGTCGTAAAGATTGTTCCGAAAGCCCCTGAAAAACCAATTCAGTTTCGATGTCATCCTCTTCCTTCAGCTGCAACAATTCCTCATAAAATACCTGGTTAATGCCTGTAGACACAACCTGAGATCCTTTATCAATAACTGTTACTATATAATGGCCTGTACTTTCATCAAGCTGTATGTCTTTCCATCTTACTCGCAAAATCGCACTTACACGAAAAGAAGTTCTGATGGCGAATTTAACAAACAGCTTTTTCATTAAAGGTTTCTGTCTTTCATTTATATACATATCCTGAGCGATTCTTTCGGCTTCTGTCTGGGTTGTTTTATCCCAGTTTTTAGTTACTGTTTTAAGCCTTTCGACAGTATTAAACACCGACAAGTCAATATAATCCTTATAATCATGCTCCAAATATGTATAGAGCATCTTCAGGGAGGTCATTTTTCTGTTAATACTATTATTAACTAATCCCTTTTCCTGAAGATACTTCACATAGTTGCTTAATTCGCTTTTACTTACAACTAAATCATCGGGAACTAAACTTTTGACATCTTTACCTTTAATCACACTAAAGAACTGCTTAATATCCCCTTCATAATTCTTTCTGGTGTTCGACGCCCTTCTAGTTGATGAAGGCATCATATAGTTAGAATTCCCTGAGCTACTTCTTATATCTTTATTGATTAAAAAGCCCTCGATATCATCGTAAACCGCATAATTTTTTAATTGTTTAATTTTATTTTGCATTATCTTCTCCTCCTTTCTCATCTAATAACTCATCAATAGAGACATTCAACACCAGAGCGATAAGCTTTATGGTTGTAACATCTGATTCATCTGGCATTTCAATGATTTTGCTTAATGTCTGAATATTAATCATTGTCTCCCTCGACAATCCCTCTATTGTGATGCCACGTTTGACCATTAGCTGTTTTATTCGCTCTGACATGTCAACCTCCTATTTTTTATGTATACTATAGACTGCAGTGCGTATATGTTATGGTTGATAAATAAACTCTTCAAATTCAATTGCAATGTGTCGTTTTAAATTCTTAACAAAATGTATTAAGGATCTAAAATGTGGATTATTTTCAATGCTTCTTTTTAACCCATCTCCACCTAATAATACTCTATTTAGATCTTTTAATAATGCTGATATCTCTATTTTTGCACCATGTAGATCATCTTCAGTTTTTGCATTAACAATCATATTTCTTATGTTTAGTACACTCTCTATGTAAGTTTGTTTCGCATTTAAAACAAAATCGGCATCAATATCTTTATGATTTGTAGACCTAAGTTCTACAACATGCATCATTAATCCTCCTTGTATTCGCTTAGCAATTTCATGTATCCTTTAGTTAGTTGTTTTCTAACATTTTCATTCTTCATTATTTTTGACTTTTCAATGCTTTTTTCATGAAAGAATAAATCATTTTTAACTAAGCTTTCAACTTTCTTTTGGTAAATGGTTTTATGCATTGTCATACTGTTTTTTAAGTAACTAATTGCGGACATACCACCAACCTCCTATATACATATTTTTTATCTTTTGCATCTATAGCAATTGTAATGCATTACAAAAGGGAAGTAAAGATTTTTTTAACGACAAATAGCACATTCTACGCAATTTTTTTTTGCGAATGTGCTGCTTTGTAATGCATTTCATTTAATTAGGGTGTATGTATTTGAAGTTGATCACTAGATGTTATTAAAACCTAATATTTAAGTGATGGCCTTAAAACTACAAAAGACGCTTAGCTCAAAAGAGCCAAACGTCTTCCTTTTCTCTGTTTAATTTAATTAAATAAATAATAATACTAATAACTTTATGTGTCAATGGATTTTATGCTCCACGTGGCATTCCAGCAACCTCATAATCACCTGAAGCTTGTCGGATTGAAGAGTCTGCACTTATGAAAGAAGTGCCTAGTGCGCCCAAGATAACTAAAGCCATAATAAGTTTTTTCATTGTCTCACCTCCTTTAAAGTAAAAGTAATTCTAAAAGTTTTTGATTTTCACCCATCTTTTGCAGTTCTAACAGTGGCAGCCTAATAAGGAATTTGTCATTAGACTTTTTAAAATACTCGATTGAAGAATAGAAACATGCTTTATTTTGTTCGAGTCTTCCTTTCAAATAATAATGCATTGCAAGCTCATTATCGTTGTGAACTAAAAGATCTAGTTTATCCAAAACTTCTTTTGCTTTGGAATTTTCATTAAAGTTGATAAAACAATGAGCTTGCTCCTGCAAATCCATAATTGACTCAGATTCAAAATTAATCCACTTATTTTCTTTGCGCCATACATTATTTAAGAAGCACAAAGCCTGTTGGAAAATCATGTTGTAATTTTCATTTTGAACAGAAACGCTTAGCCCTTTTAAAAAGTTTTCTTGAGCCAATTCATAATTCGAAAATAATAGAGAGTTGCCAATAGTTAAGTAGCTGAAAACCTGAAATCTCAGGATATTTGTACTTTCCAATGCCTTTTTAGAGTACTCTCTGCACTCCTCTAATGAATTTTCATTTAGCTTTATATTAGACATTAGAACATGAACTCTTGTTTGATATGTATTTCTAATGTACATGTTCTCAGAAATCTCACTTAGGTCAATTTGTTTTATAAGTTGGGCCATCGGAGAAAAGTTACCAGTGCTTAAATAATGATAAAGCAGCAAAAGTCTTGAGAAAGAATTCATTTCAGGTGTTTTTATATTTAATTTACCGAGTCTTTTCACTGCCTCAAATTCAGTAATAACACTGTTAGACAGTTCTCTATGTATTTTATACACTTTTCCATATTCTTTACTTTTCATATTGCTGCAAGAAATCATTGAATCTATTAAAACATCTTCTATTTCAAAAAACATATTTGCATCAGCATACTCCAATGCACTTCTTGCTGCCTTTGTCTTAACATCTAGGTTTAAACAGTAATCTTTCATTAATTCATATTCACGGTCTGGATACTGACTCTTAACAATGTTGACTATTGAAGAAAATTCATTAAAAGTTTTCCCATCATGGTTTAAGAAGTCATAAAGAGGATTGGGGTTTTTAAGGCCAGCTACTGTTGCCCATTTATTCATTAAAGAGTTGTCATTTTCCAAGTCTTTCTTCATAGCTATCTTTATTAACTCCATTATTTCCCCTCATTTCTTTTTGTTGTCTTTATTGGTTAACTTAATAATACTATAGATCACATTTCGAGTCAATTATTTTTATACATATTTTTTGTATTTGTATTCTCTTTAAAATTCCTATTTTATATAAACACAATGAGGGTTAATCCTCATTGTGCATAATTGGCCATATACAGCTTTCAACTTTTATCTTAAATTCATTTTGTGTTTTATGATCCAGCTTTTTATAAAGTTCTTTCATAAGTTGCCTTTGGTATTGAATATGTTCTATTAGTTCGTCTTTCTTTTTCTTCCCAAGTCCTGGTCGTGTTGGCAACCATTCGTCCTCATAACCAATAAATTCAAGTAAGAGAGACTTAAAGGCCTCATTTTCTTTTTCCAGTACTTTAAGACGCTCTTTTGTTATATGATTAGACTTTTTAACTTCTATTAGTTCTTGAACTTTACCTTGTGCTCTTACTTTATCCTCATTGGTCAAAATGCTTAAAAAGTTCATTACTTGGTTAAAAAACAAAATGAGTTTTAATGAATTACTAGGTGTACCATAAGTTTTTAAGTACCCATGTGATAATGCATGACGACTTAGCTCAGAGGTTGTCTCACTCCCATAAAATTTTTCTAAAACAACATCTTTATAATAAGTCCTCATTTTATAATTGAAAGTGAAATAATCAACTTGTTGATCCTTTTCTTCTTCTGTTTCAAATAAAACATTTAAATAAATGTTTAAAAACCTCTCTTGGTAAAAATTCCTATGATTAAATACCTCAAAAATTATTCCTTCCATTTGAGGCATTAATGTTGCTATCGATGAATAGTACAAACCTGAATTGTGACACTTGATTGCTGATTCCAATATTTTGAATCTCTCAGCTAAAAATTTTTGTTTGCCCCAATTTACCAGTAATCGCTGCATTTCATCTTGATTTAATAATCCAAACAGAACTTGGTATATTTCTTCTTCAATATCTGTTTCCATACTATCTTTTGCATTATACTGATTGATTTTATCATCTATCTTGTTAATTAGATGTGAATCCCACATTGGCGGATATCCCATTTCAACTAAATATCCGTTAACCCGCTCTCTCTTATCATTTGATTGTTTCAATTGAGTTAAAGTATCATATATTGGTTTTATTTGTTTTATCGAGTACATTTGAACATCATTAAGAGAAACACTAATTGGTTCCATAGATTGAACTATCATTTGTTCAATATTATTAGGTTTTTTCATTTGTTCCCTCGCTTAATTCCATAAAAGGATTCTTTTATCTCAATGGATCTCCTGAAGCTATATGCCAATGCAGATGCTTTGAGTCCTGATAATCTCCTAAGTTTGTAAGCACCCTGCAAGAACCACTTTCTTTTGTCACCTTCGCTGCAACCTTTTTAATCACACCCATCAACTCGAGTAAAAGTTCGTTGTCGTCTTCTTCCAAAGTGATTAAAGAAGAGATATGTTTTTTAGGAATAGCAACAATATGCACCGGCCAAAAAGGTCTTGTATGATGATACGCCAATACATTCTCGGTTTCTAAAACTTTATTTACTTTTGTTTTTCCGCTTAATACTTCATCGCAATAAAAGTCTTCTGTCATCATTAATCCCCCCTTACTTTTTAGCTTTGGATCATCATAATCAATATACAGATTAACCCAATGCTCTGCTTTATATTTCACCTTTATCATTAAAATAAGAGAACCACAATAAACTAATGAACCCAGCAGCTCCTATAATTGTAGATATAATGTAAGTCCAATTAAGTAAATCCATAAGCTTACTCCTTTAAGAAATAATGTCTAAATAAAATGATTATTTCATTACTATTATACTACAATTTTCCATGGTCACACTAAACAAAAAGCAGTCTATTCAGATCTGCTTTTTATTGTTTTCTTCTTTTAACTTTTTGTTTATTTTGAACCCAATTAAGATATTGAAAATAGCTGCTGGAAGATATAAAACACCTGCACCTATTATTCCTAATGCAGTACTTGAGCTCACTATAAATGTCTGCATTTCTGTGTTTCTTGACTTCAAGCAAAGTAATACTAGGAGCCCAGCTAAAACCCCCATAAGCCTTGCAATACCTGGAATAAAGAAATCTGTTAGGGCTCCAAATAATTGCCCTATAATTGATAGCACAATCCCTAAAAAGCTGGACAATAAAACTAAATTTTTAATGGCATTTCACCCCTTTTCAAAGCCGCTTCCATTCCACATACTCAAACCGTTTATGATATAGGTCTTCAAGTATAGCAGCCCATTCAATCCAACCTTCTGCAACAATGTTTTTCTTTTCTCCATTCTCAATCCACTCTATCCAATACACCTGAACACTCCTAACGCTTTACGACTTGAATTTCCCTTACCTCACATTGCACATTACACTTCGTTTTAAGCTCACTTGCTACCTCGATGACTTCTAACATATTATGCATTTTAGAAGCTTCATGGAGGTCGCTAGATGTCAAATAACCACTCTCATCTAATTTAAATGCTTTAAAGTATTCCTTGTTTTCAAACTGCAGTACATAAAAATAATCAATCAAAGGCATAAATCAACCTCTTTTAAATAATTTTGTAATCCTCATTGCCAATGGCAGTAAACCAATTAACATAAAAAAAGCAATCACATTAAGCTTATTTTTGAAAAACAGGCTGGCCAAATTCCTTTCCATGCCCGCTGCTGTTTCTTTATCCATGAGTTCTTTAAACTCTTCATCATAGACCTGATCAACAAAAATAAACTTAATGCCGGTCAATAATCCAACTCCAAGCCAGATAATTAAAAAATAAGCTAATCCAATCATTTGTTCCCTCCCTATATCGAACGAAATTTGCTATTCTTGAGTATGTTGAATAAATTATGTGGGTGATCTTGTGGAAGAGAAGTTTGAAACAAACGGGTATGATACTTCAATCGTTTATGATTACAAAGAATATCCAGATGTAAAATACGGACGCTGCGACAACTGTGATTACACACTGTTCAAAAGCTCTGTGAAGAGTGGAATATTCTTGCGTGAATGCCGGCGTTGCGGTATGAAAAAGAGCATTTAGATTAATGCTCTTTTTTGTAATATTGAACCCTTAATCACTAGTTATGATGGTATTCTTTAATTCCATCAGAAGATATCACAACAGAATAAGCTGTTTTACCAATCATTTCATCGTCTGCCCGCTTTATTGCTTTAAAATTAAGTCGTGCAAAGTTTCTCGGATTTTTATAATAGTGATCTCGCTTTAACACTTCTGCAGATATAAACCTTATAGCTTCTTTCTCTGCATCTCCGTTGCTGTTTGAGTTCAATTTTACACTTAATTCTTCAATTTCTAGACCACTATAATCATCATCTGATGAAAAACCAAATAATTTTGGTTCGTGTTGTCGCATGAACCCGACATAAAATACAGATACTGGTTTGATTCCAGGATAGACCGCTTGGAAATGTGCTTTCCCGTATTTAAATGAGTCTCTAAAAATACCAAGTGGGTCAATGCTATGCAGATTTAAAACATCAACATTTTGATTTAGCAATTCAAATGCCTTTTCTGCTATTAGAGTGGATCCAGCAAACGAAACAATGTACTTATTGTCTATTATTTTTATCTTAATATAGTCATCTGATTTAATTTTTAACAATTCACCAGAGCAGCTGTCTGTTTCTGTCTGTCTTTTATCAGCAGTCATTATTATGTTATTGCTCCATTTTACTGCTACAATCATCGTCATTTATAAATTCAAACCTCCCTAATATTAAAAATAAGAATTACTGATACACCCTTACTCTTGGAATCTGAATAAAAGTACGATTTTATGTAGACCCAGAAAACTTGTAATTCCTTCCTATGCTTGTAACTTTAGTATACCATTTTCATCCTGAGTGATCGATATGGTTATGGCTTTTTTCGAATATCAGCAATTCCTGCAGCTCGATGTTTAGGTATGTACAGACTTTATCTAACAGATCTCTTGGATACCGCTCCATTTCGTCATTATAAAGCTTTCTGACAGTTGGATACTCATGATCAATATCCCTAGATAGCTTCCGGATACTGATCTTTCTTTCGTCTATTATGGGCTTTAAATTTGATTTAATGATTGTTGTCACCTCTTAGTTATTTCTGATCACTTAAAATGATCATTAACTAAATAATAATGGCCAAGGCTTTTTTCTCCTTGGCCTCGCTGAATTTAATACTCATCAGGCTCTTCATGTTCAAATCCATAAATACCGTTTATCCAAACATCTCCACAACCTGGATTCTTTGTAATCTCTAACACGTGATTACGATTAGCATCTCCTTCTACTCGGTCTGTAGCAGTATAGTCTAAATAATTTCCGGTAAATTCTTTCTCACTACGTGGGAATACCCAGCCAGCAAGAGTAATTCTGCTGATTTTCATATTTAGAGTACAACCTTCAGCATTGCGAATTGTGAATTTGTAAAATAGCCAAGTACGGTCATAATCACGATCAAAATAATCTGCCATAGAAAAACTTTCTGAATCCTCACTCATGTGAAAGTTAACATTTTTGTACTCTAATGTAAGCTTTGCCTCGGCATTTGGAATACTAAAACTCGACATAAAGCCAAGGCAAATCATAGTTAGAGCGATTAATTTTTTCATTCCCTCTCCCCCTTTTATTCCAATTGTAATATAAATTGGTAATTAAAGGATAGTCTTTTTTCTTAATAAGGAAGAAATTTTATGACGTTCTTACTTAGCTGCTTTCTTTGCCTTGTTTTGCAGAAAAACTGAATCCCAGATCCAAAAGATTACAGCAAAGGAAATGCTAAATAAGTAAATTTCATATCCCATTAGAAAGTCTATTGTGGTTTTTGGGTCAGTAGTTATAGCAAAGATTAACCACACTAAAAAGGAAAAGAATATGTATGTAAGCAAATAGTTCAGGCTAAACCTTTTTGGATTGCGATTCAAGAAATATTGAACAGGTGCAGCAAAGATTAAATAGAAGATAAAGAGAATAACACTTATTAAGAAGTACGGAATATAACCATCATAATCAATGCCCAAAACATAAACAACAGCAGCTGATAACGCAGACAAGACATGAACAATAAAGATCCTTAAAATTTGCATGTTTATAACCCCTTTCATGTTAAAAGCTTCTTCAACATTGTCTAGACGCCTCCTTAAAATCACTTTAAAATCCATGTTTTATTTAGATTTAGTTTTCTCTAAAGGTGAGTTTTCTTTTATACTGAACACACTAAATTCACCTTTAAAACCACATTCTTTAATTTTATTCTTAAATAATTCTCCAGTTTCTTCGTAATTAAAATCATTTAAAAACCATGTAATATTCTCTGTATCTAACCTTTTGCAAATTTCTCTAATGTATGGAAGGTCAACATCTGAAAAAGAAAAACCGTATGAGTATACTTTTTCTATATCACCAGACAGTAATTCATAGAATTCTTCTTGTGCACGTTCTATTATTTCTTTTGTATTTTTTCTTAATGCTGAATGAATTTGGGCCAATGAATATTCAGATCCGACAAATGAATTTATTATTTCTTTATCATCTTCCCCGTGTCCAATTATTATTTCATTGTTTTGTTGCCCATGTATTGGGTATACGTCATAGGCTTCATATACCTCTTCTAACACTGGCGTGTAATTAAAAGTTAAAAAAGTGTCTTCTAAGGAGTTTATCAGAGATTCAAAAGAATCTTTTGGTTCTACATCAGAGACATCAATAGTATTAATCCATTCCGAAAACAAGTCTTTTATTTTTAAACTTGCCAAGTAAAAGTTGGCGGCAGCATCTTCATTTCTATAAGCCATTCTAAAAAGAGAAGAATCATCATTTTCATCTTCGAATAAAGTTTCCATAACGTATAAGTCGTTATCGAAATTTAGTCTACCTAGGCTAGATTCAAAGTCATTCCAGTCTTCTCCACTAACTTCTGAGATGACATTGATAAGAAAAGCAACAAGTTCATCTGTGTTAAACTCCTCTGAACCATCAGGCATCTGGATCGTTTGAATACCAAATGAAGGATCTAAGCCTTCTGCATCAGGATATGTTTTCAATAAATAATTGTAGAAATCTTTATACCTTGTCGGTAAACCATGTGCTAAGTCGAAACCATTGCCTATAATAAATAAACTACTCATTTTTTCGCTCCAATTAAGTTTTATTAAAAATCTTCCAATGCTAGGGGAATATGTCCTCTCTAATCTTCAAAGTGATAAGAACAATAAACTGAGTTGCTATCTTCATCAATAAAATATGTATTCTGGATTAAGAAATTTGTAAAGCCAGCTGTTTTGAGTATCGCTTTACTCATCAGAAGCATATCCATCTGGATATCATAATCAGTTAGAAGATCCAAATTTGTAGTAAACGCTGCATGTAATTCAAAGAAAGAATTATCAAATTAAAAGTTTAAGATTTTCATGACAATCCCCCACCTTACCGTTTCCTTTATTATACAGTGAGATCTTATCTAATTAAAACTGCTGTTTTATTCAGATTCAATCATTAACAAATGCATTATCATCGAATTTCAACACTTGAATATCATCAATTTTCATATTGCGCTTTACACTAGAACCAACACATTCCCCGATAATGTCAAACGGATCTTTTTGATTTTCAGCTTTCGCTAAAACAGTATAACAAGCTTCGGAATCAAACCCCTTGAACGAATAAAAATATGTATTCATAATTCCACCACATTCTATTCATTTTTCAAGCTTTCCTAAGTCATACATTTTGTCAAGTAAATTCATAGAGACATCAAATGCTTCACTGTATATTGCATAGCTTATTGCTCCTGTTGAGTTTAAACCATTTTAGTAATCAGCCATTTCAGCCTTCAATTTCTCTTTATTTGTCGCATCTGGTGATATACCCCAACTCATCTATCACACCTCTTTTCTGATTAAAATTGTTGTTTTATTGAGAATACAGAAATTTCTTAGCCACTTCATCAATGTGCTTTTCAAGCCCTCCAATTGTAGCTCGTGTATTAGTTTTCGCACATTCACGAATATAGATCGTTACGTTTTCTCCTAATTCTGTAAGCCAATCTATACCGCACTGTCCTTCATAAGCTTCTTTTTCATATGATTCTAGCTTTTCTAGAAATCTTTTTCCCATTTCAGCCTTCTCCTTTCTGTTAATTTAAGAAATCCCCAACTTCTTCAAACATACTTTGCAAGCCCATTCCTTATTTGCCATCAGCTCAGATTCTTCTATTCCAGTTTCGAAAAAATCTGTATTTTGACCATACTTTCCACAAATAGATTTGTTATCAACAAAGGCATGATATTTCGCTTTTGGATGAACCCATTCATAATCTGTTTTATTGCTCTGGATTGGCAACTGCCAGACTATTTTATTCATCCCTGCCCTCTTTATCATTCTCATATGATTCAATTTGCTGATTAACCAGATCAATAACACTTGGTTGCTCTTCATTCAACTTCTTAACTGTATTCATCCATTCGTTGTGGCTAACTTCTTTCATTTTTAACCTCTCCATTCTGTTTTGAATTGTTATTTTATTCATATTTCTTTAAGGTAATAAAGCTACACTTTCACCTGTTTGTATAAAGTATGCACGTTGTAAGAATGTTACAGTATGGTCGTGTTTACCTTCCATATATTCTTTAGCTTCTTTATTTCTCCATGCAAAATAAGATTCACGATCATTCACATAAACTTTTCCACTTTTAACTTCTTCGATACAAACCATAGCATTATCAGCAAACCATTTTCTTGTTTTTTGAATTGATTCATCTGTTAGTTGTACCCCATTAAATCTTGTCATACTACCATCACCATTCTGTTTAAAATATGCATTTTATTTAGATTCTTAGCAAACAAGTTCATGTTGCCTATACTCATCAAAAAACATATTACAGTGACCAATTTGACTAAGATACAGGCTCTCCTTAGGTCTTGTTACGCCGACATAAAATAATCTTGCTTCGTCTAAAAGATCGCTTTTTCTATGAGGAAACTTACCATCTTCAACCCCAATTAAAAACACATGTTTAAATTCTAGACCCTTGCTTGCGTGAATACTCATTAATCGCACGGCATTTTCATTTTTCTTTTTACTTGGCTTGCTGCCGTATACAAAATTAATGAACTGCTCTAAGTTATTATTCTTAACAAATTTCTTCATGGTATTGAGAGATTCTTTTCTGTCAGTTATCTCATCTTCATCGAGGTATTTCTCTTCTATGTAATCATTCATTCTGAAAGTTTTAACTACATTGTCGATCAATTCTTCCACGGCAATCCCTTTAAGCACTTGCATTTGGAGTTTATTAATCATACTTTGGAATTTCAAGACGTTATCGTTTTGAGTCGGACGATCAAATCTCATATTTAACATGGCCTCATATAAGGACATATTTGTTTGTCCTGCAAATGACTCAACATCTTTTAAATTCTTATTGCTAAAATAACGAAATGGATCATTCCTTAGTGTGAAAATATCTCGAAAGGCTGCATCATCATGTGGATCACGAATTAATCTTAAATAAGCTACAATCCCTTTTACCTCTTTTCTCTTGAAAAAGCTCCCATTATTAGTAATATCATATTCAATTTCACGCCTTTTTAATTCATTCTCAACATAGCTAGAATGAGAGTTTAATCTATAAAGGACACAAATTTCTGATGGTTTTTCACCGGCTTTAAGCAATGTTTCAATTTTATCAGCTGTATTCAGACCTTCTGCTTCTCTGTCCTGATACGTTAGTGTTTGAATTTCGCCATTGTTATGAATATTAGGGACGGAGTCTGCGTAATGTTCATAGTCACCATAGTATTCCTTGATAAAGCTGTTTGCGTTATCAACTATGTTTTTATTTGATCTATAATTTGTATCCAGGTTAATCACAGTGGCGTTTTCCCAATCCTTTTCAAACTCCATACAATACTCAGTATTGCCGCCTCTAAATGTGTAAATAGCTTGTCTATAATCGAATAAGCAGAATATGTTACCAGAGGCGCAAAGTTCTTTTAAAATGAGATTTTGTACTAAGTTAGAATCTTGATGCTCGTCTACAAGAATAAATTCATACGTATACTTATGTTTATTGTTTTTTAGCACCTTGTAACACTCCAATAAATAATCATCATAATCGTACAGTCCGTTTTTGGATTTAAAAGCCTCATACTCCTTATAGAAGAGACGTAATTGCTCCTCGGTATATTTACTCTCTTTAATTAAAAACTCGTCTGTGTAGCCCCTTAAAAAGTTCTTTTGGTAGCTGATGAAACCCGTAATGTCTTTAATGTCTGGTTTCTCTTCAAGTGATTTAAAACAGTTTTCTCGCTGCCATTCTTTAATCGTATTTTTCTCGTTAATTTCAATTCCCTCTTTGAGAAGAATGTTGCGGCATACTGAATGAAATGTACCTACATTCACACTAGTTAATTTCTGCTTATGTAATTTCTTCTTAAGCTCATTTGCAGTATTACGCGTAAAACTGATGGCTAAAATATCCTCTTGATCTTCACCGTAATCCCTCACCAATGTTTTAACACGGTTAAGGAGAACGGTGCTTTTACCGCTCCCTGCCCCTGCAATGACTGCGCAAGCTCCTTTATAAAAATTAATCGCTTCTAATTGTTGTTTGTTAAATTTTACAGTCATTCTAAATAATCCCCCCTTTTGTTCCCTCTTCTGTTTTTTCTAAATATGTAAATAAAGCATTGACTTTCTCTTGTTGAAGTGAATTATTTTCATGCATAGCTATGTATTCGTTAATTTTCTTGTCAATATATTTTCTGCTCGGCGTCCATCTTTTAACAATTTTCAAAGCAGCTTCAAAGTCATTAATGTTAATGCTCGAAGTATTAGGTACATTTAGAGCTTCAGATACTTTTCCATAGCATTGCATCAACAACCCTCTATAAAATAAAAGGTGCTCTGGACTGCCAATCGGCTTTACATAATCAAACACTTTACTTTTAGCAGCATTTTTAAACTCCATAAATTTTCCTGATTTATCATGTTGGAAGGTAAAGAATGTTTCATCATATTCTTTAAATTTGCCTTCCATCTTTGAAATTTCTTCTGCATTTTCACTTTCTTTTAAAGACAACTGCTCAACTTGTAGCTCCAGCTCTTTTTGTTTATCAGCCATTTTTATAAAATCTTCACTTAATCTATTCACTTTTAAACTTAATACCTTATCCATGAGCATATCAATTTCTCCGTTTGACATTTTGTTCAATTCCAGTTCATTAATCGCCATATTAAAACACCTCGATAATATTATTTTTATTCGTAATTTTTCTCATTTCTTTGCACCAGGATTCCACATGCCCGATTACAGAATCAAGATTGTTCATTATAATTTGATTGTCACTCATATTCCTAATGGCCTTTGCATACTTTACAGGCGCTAAACTACCTTTTAGTAGTTTTTCAATCTCCCAAACCATTTCAGAAAGCTCTGAAGTGGCCTCAACTTGTCTCCCTAGATCATCCTGTTCTCTTGTTACGGCCTTTAATTTGTTTGTTAGCTCCTCGTATTCTTTTACTTTCACATCACTCCTTTCAAGTTGTTGCTCTAAGATCATTTTTTGTTTTGATAAGTTTTCATATTTTTTATTTTTATACTCTAATTCTTTTTTTAATGTGTCTATTTGTTTGTAGTCAGTGTTATCAATGACTTTTTCAACAACTGTCCTGTTCTTCTTTTCTTGGCTTAATTCATAACTAAGATTCTTATTATCCTCTTCAGCTTTCCTCAACTTAGCTTCAAGCTCTTTGTATTCCTTTAGTGTCTTGATTTCACCGTTTAGTACTGCTTCCTTAGCTTGTTTCTTTGATTCTGTTGATTCTGATGAAGGTTTAGCTATCTCGTAGGTTAAGGATACAGGTAGGTCTTCTATTAATAGCTTTTGATCAGGCAAAATTTGCGTGATCAACTTCAACCGCTGTATTAAATTAGTAACCGTTCTTTTGCTAAAACCTAAAGAACCACACCATTTATCAAAACACCCATATCCATTCTTAGCGAGCATGTCTCGTGCTTCCTTCAACTCTCTTCCCAACTCTGTATAAGCCTTTCCTACAATCTCACGCATATTAAACTCTTTTTGTTTAAGGAAGTCAGCTGTTGATTGATCGACTAAATCATATTTGAACTCTGTTGATAATTCGTTTGTCATTGTCTTTACATCCTTTCCAAGTTACCGTTCCGATCCATTTTTAACTTTATGTTTTTCAAAGGGTTGTCCTCTTTTTTCGCTTTTGTTGATTTGGAACCATCTTCATCATGATCAATCAACTCACTTGCTATAAGCTCTTGAAGCTTGTCTATTCTTTTCTTCTGGCTTTTAACTTTGTTGCTAAGTTTATTGATCTTGTCGTCTTTATCAGCTAATAGTTTGTTTGTTCCAGTCTTTTCATGTTTCAAGGACAAAATTTCGTTTTTAAGATCAAAGATTTCTTTTGTTGAGGTTTCTGTCATGTTTTGCACAGATTGCTGCATATTAAAAATCGGCGTTAACATGTTCTTCACCTCATGTAGAATTTGTATATTGTTCGACTTCATCATTTCTTTAATCACATTTGTATCTGAAGCAGGCGCAACAACTTCTTTCCTTTCATGAAAAACCGATGGAACAAACTCTTGTTGAGCACCGTCCTCCTCATCTGTGAGTTCTTTTCTTACCTTAATGGCTGTATCTGAATTTTTAAGGATCATTGCCAATCTTAAAGCTGCTCTTTTAGGAACGATATATAGCTTAATGAATTTCCCAGGCATATTATATTTATGCTTAAATCCTTCAAGCTCTAATCCTTCTAGTTTCTTTAGTCCATCTTCAACCAAAACCTCATTATTTCTGTGAATGTATGTAGTCAATGTAGGTACTTTCATTCCGAAATACTCTGACAAGAATTTTATTGAAGTATGTTTTTTGTCACCTAGCATCTTTAACTTTTTCACTTTGTCCAAGGCATCAATTCGATCCATGTACTGCTCTCTTTCATTTTCCTTGATTAAATATAGATTGGTATTCTTCATGTTATGTATTCTCCTCCTAATTCATATTTTTTATATTTGTTAATTACATTATATACGGGTCACTTTAATAATTCAACAATTTATATACATATTTTTTATTTTTATATGATTAAATATGATTGCTCATGAGGGGGTTTGGGGGTGGTGTGAGCAAAAATTGTTCAGGTGAGGAACGAACCGTTTTGAACAATTAGCAGCACCCCCATTCTCTTATTTTATTATTTAATTTATTTTTGTCTCTCTTAAAGACTTAGACGGGAAAACCCTTGGTATTATTGAGTTTTTTTTAGAGTTTAAGAGGTTTATTCTCTTTAACTACCCATTTAACCATCCAATTAGCAGCTCCCTCATCCTTAATGAGGGTATGTATAATGTTATTTCTTCCCCATCTCTTATTGCAGATCTCCAAATCCATTGTACTAATTCGGATAATGCAAATGCATCTTGATCAATTGATATTTGATATTTCTCTTTAAAATAATTATATAGAACAGTGTTAACGTATCTGTTTATTGTATACACCAAGTGTTTTTTGTGCTTAAAATCATTGGTAGCTCTTGCATTACATGACACAAACCCTTTTGTATATCCATTCCCCTTTACTTTGTTTTTGTGTTCTGAATAAGTCGTCCACATAGCTTCATCACTTGATGACTTAACAATGTTGTTAAAGTAATTGAATACATTGTTCTTTACCTTCTTGATCGTATATGGTGATTTATTTTTATACCAATTAGATGATAATGAATAATCCAATTGGCCAACTGTATTTAAGTTACCTTCATATATTTTTATTTTATTTCTTAATTGAGCCTTTAGAATACTCTCATATTCAGTATTATGTTTTGTAAACCTGTATTGCCCATCTATAAATTCAGAAACGTATTTTTGATACTTGATATTGTTTATATCATAATAATATCTTTGTATTTGAGCATCAAACATGTAAGTGAGTATGTAAACTTCTTTAAACATCTTGAATATATCTGCAGGAAAATTCCAAATCAATATATTGTCTTTAAAGTACATCAGATTATTGTTTAAAGCCATATCACGGATATCATCATAGCGTGTTTCATAGTCCTTTTTTTCTTCGTTCCATTTGACAAATCCGTCTTCAACGTATATTAACTTTGATTCAAATAGTGTAGTAAGATCATGTTTCTTAACGCGTAACTGTTCAACTACTTCCATAACTTCATCTAATATCAACGTATAGTTGCCTGAAAGGATCAGCTCCTTTGTTTCGTCATTAGCATTTTTGAATAGATTATGTGTAGCAACAATATTTTTGTTCTGAGATAAAAGTTCATGAAATGACTCAAACTTATATTGTGTTTTGTCACCTTTCTTCTTTACTTTAGGTTCATAAATTTGTTTACTGCTTATGCTCTTCTTAATGCGATCTACTTCATCCAAGTATGGTGTAATGAAAATAAAATTTTCGTCTTTCCCCGAATTATTCATCATGTCAATTGCTGCAGATGTTTTACCGCTACCCATAATAGAGTCCACTATTTTTATCCTTGTCATAAATCTTATCCTTTCCTTTTAACCATTTTTCAACCATTCTGAAAGTAGTTCTTCCATTCGTAGTGAAGGAATGAAAATTATTAAAGGTTCATTGATATTTCCACAGTTTACTATCCATTTTAAGATCAATGATAAAGCATATGTATCTTCATCCAACGATGATAACTCTTTGTATTTTGCAAGTAAAAATGAATTTGGAAAACAATTAGCTGCAAAGCAAAGATAACTTTTCTTTTCCTTTAGATCTTGCCCATTGAGTGGTACAAATCTTTTCTTGTTCCCTTTAAATTCTAATTGCCTTACGTATTGCGTGAATGTTGTCCAGCAACGATCTTTACTCATTGAACTTGTTTGATTATAAAAATAATTGTTCATATTCAATTTTAGTTGTTGCACATCTTTAGTGTTCTTACTGAACCAGGTCTTACTGTAATCATATTTAAATTTTCCGCTATGAAGTAACTTACCTCTTTTCTTATGAATCATTAAATTCTTCCTTAAAAGCTGTTGTGTTTCCTCTGAAAGTTTTTTGCAATAGAACACATCTTCCACAAAATCAGTTGGCGCCGAAATATTGTGCATTGTAGTAGAGCTTAATACATTATAAAGGTTGTTTATGTCTTCTCCATCTAACCACATTTGTTCAATTGTAAGTAAATCATTTTTGTTCTCAACATACTCCAATATTTCAAATGTGAAATCATTTAAACTATATTTATCCCAATCCTTTTGAAGAAGATGTGAATGGTGTAAACCATAATGTAGATCAGTTACATGCTGCTTCCATCGTTTAAATACGTTAATACTGCTACCTATATATTTCTTCCCGTTAATTTTATTTGTTATTTGGTAAATCCCCCTCATTCATTGACTCCTTTTAACATCTTTATTCTCTCCATATATCCTCCTTATATTTTAAATTTGAATCGAAAAATAAGGAACGATAATTGCCTTACCGCTCCCTTATTTATAACGCATATTTAATTATCCTTATGTTGCTGCATGATTAATACTGAATCATCTTGTTTTACTTTGCTTATCTCTTCTCTGTACTCTAAAAGGTCTTTATCAATTCTGACAGTTGCTTCTTTGATGGAGTCAATATCTTTCTTGAGCATTTCCAATTCCTTTGTTAGCTGCTGAATAGCATCCAGGAATTTTTTCTCCACTCATCTCACCTCAATGATTTAATTATACCATGAGGCCTATAAGATTAGTGAGACTTGTTTCTTAGTTTAAGGAATACAAAATAGATGATCCACAACAATATGGCAATGATACATGTGACTATGAATATCATATTGATTAGTGTTTGTGCTTCGCTGCTGAAGTAATCCTTAATGAGTTGAAACATTAAGAATAAGCCAATGAATGTGACATGGGTAAACCATAATGAGAATCGTTTCATGTTTACAATGTGCTTGATCATGTTATAATATGGGTAGAACTAAAGGAGAAGTTCATTCCCCTTTAGCTTAGCTCTCATCGGCGTATACGTTGGCGTTGTCTCTTTGGTCGGAGCCGCTTGCGTATACGCTTTTTCTTTTTGCTTGTCCCATTCTTTAGGTTTCTTATCTTCTCAACTATTGTTAGACTGTTGATTGTAAGAACCGTTAAAGATATGAGGAAAGCAACTATGATACCCACTTTCTCAAGCACTATGTACACCTCCTTTCCTATGACTCTATTATAACATAATTCATTGTTTTTATATACATATTTTTTATATTTGAAGTGAGATATTTGTGTGTTGATGGATGGTGTTGAGATGCTTTGTGTGCTGTTTGAATGAACAAGAATGTAATTGGATATGGAATTGATTAAGGATGCTTAGAGACGTGTTATATTGGTTCTGAAAGCGTGTGAGTGTGATTAGGTTGGATGACTGGATGAATAGTGTTGTTTATATTATGTGGGAACAGATGAGGTTAGTGTAGAGTGATTAGATTAGTGTAGGATATATGATTGGGTAAGATATGATATGGTGATGTATAGTGATGAGGATAAAATAAATATGTCTTCGATCCCCTCGGATTCGTTATAAATACGATTATTTTTAATGAATGGTTATTCATTTTCAAATTGATAACCAATTTATTTTTTAAAAATTAATTCTTGTGTTTGGCCTGGAATTATGATAGCACTGTTGTAGGCCTACCAAAGTCATCAAATGCATGTATAATGTTCCTTATACACGTATTACAATACCAATATATGGGGGTATATTTACATCTAATGGTAAAACAAAGGGAACGGATGTACCCATAGCACTTCCATTTCCACACCCTATCCAAATTTTCATTTTTCCTAATTCCACCTCAAAATCACCCTTTTTCACATCGTAATCGCTATCGTAAAAGCCTTAAATATCAACATTTTCCCCTCTTCAAATTTACTCGATTTCTTCGATATTTAGATAAAGCAACCACTTTCCCCTACTCTCACTTATGTTTTACGATCGTTTATCCCCTAATCACCATTCGATACAGCAAATCCCCTTATGTTTACTGGCTTTTTAAACTCTTTAATATTTTTTACGATAAGCATGTTTTTAGATTACGATAATCCCCCCTTCTCTAAATGCTTCAGAATTCTATAACCTGGAGATGTTAACATACTAGCGAAAAAACAATAGACAAATACAAATAATATGTATATAATTATCTCATAGGTGAGGAGGTGAGATAATGCAAAAGGATTCAAAGAAAGTAACGTACATGTTTAGTAATTTAATTGGATTTTTAGAGACTGCTATTATTGAAGGAACTGCTTCACAAGAAGAAAACACTCTTTATGAGGACTATAAACTATTTGGAACAATCAATAAAAAGAGCTATACATACAAAAATCTTGTACATAAGTATCTAAAAAGCGACTATTAAATCAAAAAATATACATAACTGTAATAAGGGGAGAATTTATTGAAAGGAAAAAAAGATGGCCTAAATAAGCAAGTACATATTTACAGTATTGATACTTCTGCTTTTTATAATGATCAAGAAAACAAATTACATAACAAGATTTTAAAATCATATAGGTACAGAGATCATCTCAAAAAACTTGAACATGTTGATAAAAAACATAAGAAGTACATAACGCAAAGGATTATTTCCTTAAAAGAAAAGCTTTATAACGCCTTTAACGATCATATTCAAATAAGAACACTTAGAACAGATTCCCTGAAAGATAATAATGTGATTTCATTATTTGATTCAGTCTTAACTCGAACGTTGGGAATCAAAGAAAACTCTCTCTCTGAAGAGATCATGGTTGTCCAAACTTATCACTTTCAAATTTTAAGGGACATTATTGATAAAGGATTCATACATAACAATGAGAAATACGTTTATTTCACTAGCAGTGCCGGTCAAATACGAACCAAAAAGTCTTGTTTTATCAAACAAAGCACCTTAGATAAGTATCAAAATGCTTTAACTTGTGGTCTTAGTGTGGAGCATATCAATGCTCAAGGTGGAAGCAGCATAAACAAATGGAATAGCTACATGGCCTTATCGAATAGCGCCAGCAGTCCATGGGAAATTGATATTGATAAAGCAATTGTCGTAAATGACTTAGAAACAAATGTTTCCAGCCTAGTTGATTATATTGACCGGGATACATATGAAATCACACGTAAGATTATGGATATTCCTATAGAACATACAGATGGTTGTGGAATGATGCTCCCTAGTTTGAGCCAGAAAAGCTTTATGGTCAGATTACCTTGGGTTAAGGGTCTACTTGTTCCATTTGACTTTAGAAAGTTTGCTGAAAAACACAGTTCATTTATAGTTAAAGACGTCTACGGTAAAGAATGGGACATTATTAAAGATGATATCCAAATAATTTTTACGAAAAGCCAGTTTAAGATGTGGAAGTACTATGATTCTTGGGATGATTATCGCTATAAATTTAAAAAGTATGGATGTTTAGGAGCTAAATTAAATGAAGAAGATCCATCTGTTGAGGGAAAACTGACTTACCAGATGCTACAAACACTCACGGATATCACAGATGAGGAATTGAAACAAATCAGCTCAAAGACTGTTAGTGAGATTACTCAATTAGGCACTGATAAAGAAACAATGATGAAAGTTTTAGGGGCTACCGAGAAAAATAAACATAAGACAAGCCTTCAAGAAGCTCTACTAATATATCCTGAGCTGCTAAATGATGATCACACCAAAGAAATCATTAAGAATAAGAAGAAGAGTATGATTAAGGACGCCAAATCAGGAAAATTACTTGTCAGTGACGCCAGGTATACATATTTATGTCCTGATCTATATGCTTTTTGTGAAAGACTGTTTCTTGGAATTGAGAATCCAAAAGGACTTCTCACCGGCAGCAATGTTTATTGTTCTTTATATGATGAAGGGCATATTGATATCCTCCGCTCCCCTCACCTATACAGAGAACATGGAGTTAGATGGAACAAGAAAGACGAGGAATATGATAAGTGGTTCATTACCCCAGGTGTTTATACCAGCATTCATGATCCGATATCCAAGCTGCTGCAGTTTGACAATGACGGGGATAAGGCCTTAATTATTTCTGATGAGCTAATCGTCAATATTGCCAAACGTAATATGGAGAACATCGTTCCTTTGTATTATGAAATGTCTGTAGCCCAGAAACAAGAGATTAATAGCAGAAACATCTATGAAGCACTAACTCTTGCTTATGGAATCAATATCGGGGAGTACAGTAACAATATCACTAAGATATGGAACAGTGACAATATAAACCTGGACGTGATCAAATGGTTATGCATGGAGAATAACTTTACTATCGATTAAATTTATAGTCGCGTCGCATAGCGATATGCGGATGAAAAGTCAGTGAACCTAGAAAACTAGGGTGTGCATTCAGCGAAAAGTAGCGATAGGAAATGATCGTCAATGAGTGTGCTAACAGGGGAATTCTAATTAATACATTTTACATTTTTAAACAATGGAATTAAACAAGGAAGAACCTATAAAAATGTGAAATGAATGTAGAATGTATTATATGAAAACCCTGTGCCAAGCGTTTACATCATGCTGAGAAGTACTTGTAAATGAAGGTGCAACGACCATCCTTTATGGAGTAATAATAAGGTGAAATTCCTTATTATGAAGCGCTGACCATCTGTCTAATACAGATGATGATATGGTCTATTCCCTAATAAATATCGGGAAACCGAGGGTATCAAAGTTCGCAAAAACCTTATTCATGCCCACCCGCCCTGATCATGTTGATGAGCAAATCAAAGATTACATAAAAAATAAAGTCCCCTACTTCTTCATCAATGCAAAGGATAAAGAAGAAAATAATGTTGAAAAACTTAATAACAGTACAGTAAACAGGTTAGAACAAATTATTCCTTCTGATAGAATTAATTTTAGGTCTGTGGCTGGTCACTTTGATTATCAGTTATTGTTGAAAAACAAGAATACTAGATTAGATGAATCGATAATTAATATGTATACCAGACTTGATCGCAACAAAAAGTGGTTAATGAATAGTGACGAAGAAACGAAACCAGGTCAAAAGCTTTATGTTTATAAGATAATTAAGGATCGATTACTGGAAGTACATAATAAGGAACAATACATAGTTGATGTTTTAGTTAAACACCTTTACAAGAAGAAAAGCAAGTTCAAAGCCACCCTATGGGAATGTTTTGGTGATATTATGCTTAATAATTTAAAAGTTAATTTAAAGGATATGAAGAGGTGTGATGATTGCGATCTTTTATTCTTTCCATCCTCTAATAGACAAAGGCTTTGTGAAGGGTGTGGAAGTAAGAGAGAAAAAGAAAAAACAAAGGAACGAGTAAGAAGATTTAGAAGTGTAACGGTTTAGAAAGTGCCTTGAACCCTTGGTACATAAGGGTTTCTGGCTCTATATGTAAAAACCAGCAAAAACCAAGGGACTTTAAATCCTTGCGGGACAAGGGATTGAGCGATTTTTAGTCAAAAAATAGATAATCGCCATAAGGGAGAAAGAAAGCTAATTTCCACATAAAAGGGCGAGTAATTCTCCCATTTTTTCAAAAAACCACAAACGTTACCGTAATTATACTTTAACACAAAAATAAACGAAATCACTAGGAGGATTTAAAACATGAACAAAACAGAATTTGTTGGAGCAGTTGCAGAAAAATTAGGTGTTACTAAGAAAGAAGCTACTCCTAAAGTAGAAGCAGTATTTGATGTTATTATTGAAACACTAGCAAAAGGTGAATCAATCAAGATTCCTGGAGTTGGTACATTTGAAGTTCGTGAACGTGCAGCACGTAAAGGGAGAAATATCCAAACTGGCGAGGAAATCGAAATCCCTGCTTCAAAAGCAGTGAAATTTAAACCTGCAAAAGCTTTAAAAGATTCAGTCAAACAATAATAAAATAATGTGGTGAGTCAAGGAAGGGTAAGCTCCTTCCCCCACTCCATTCAAGGAGTGAGCGAATGCTACTAATGCCATACGAAGAATACATTAAAGTCAACTTGTATTCCCATAGGAAAATTCCGTTTTCTTGTGACTATTGCAACAAGCGATTCTTTAGGAGAAAAATCAACCACACAAAAATCTCAAACAAAAATGACTGTCTCATTGAAAAAGACTGTTGTAAAGAATGTATCAAGTATAAAAATACTGAGGCATTGTTTAAAAGTTTAAACTGCCAAAATACTGACTTGATGATTAAACATATGGTAAATAAAAAAATAAAGACTTTATCTGGTGTGTATTCAATTAGAGATAAACAAAACAATAAGAAATATATAGGTTCTTCTAAAGACCTTGTTCAAAGGTTTAAAGCTCATCTTTTAGATATGAAAAATAAAGATCATCAAGTGTGGACTAGCTTTTATTGATTAAACAATATCTACTCCCTTGTTTTATGTATCATTCTGACACAAAACTGCGGCTGGTCATTGCAGTTAGTCGGATAATAGTCATTTATGAGGGTGCGAGGTTAACTCGGATGTTTGTATCTTAAGGAGACAAGTAAATGGCTATTATCGGGCTAAACATGTCGGTAAGACCTTTGCTACTCAAGTTTTTTATGTAGGGTGAATCCCATCACAGTCTTACTATGGGTGACATGTAGCCTGAATATTAATTGCGGTGTATAGCTTCGGCTTGCACTTAGGTAAGGTAGATGCGTCTTCCTTCCCTTTAAATAATACCCTTGTAAGCTTTGATGCTTATTATGCGGTCACATAAAAATTTTCCGGGTTAGCGAGTCTTCTATACTCGTAAAATAAGTGAAATGGTTTTTGGCCGCTTGATCACCGCTCCCATTTCATTGAAAAGGATTATTTTCGGTCTTGCCTTTTCATTTTCACTTAGGAACATATTCACTATTTATTCGCTACTTCTCCTTCAATGTTCTGAATGGAGACTTACCTTTCCCATGCACATACCTCCTTACACGGGTCAGGGAAAACTGTGCAAAATAAATGGCGAGCGTTTGAGACGCTTTGTTTCTCAATAAGGCGTGTAACCTGACAAGAGAGACTGAAAATGCCATTGAGAAGGCTTATAATGGGTCTTTCCTTCTCATTCTTGTTCTTGGTGTTTCGCCACCATAATGTGTCGAGGTTTAGAGTTAGTATTTCATTGTCTGATCGAGAGTAGCCGATTAATCCCGCGTGGGGGACACTAAAGATACCGCGATACGTCCAGCTTTGGGATTCCTTCCAAAGCCGCTACTAATCAAGGCTTCACTGTGAATTCAGAGATTTTACACAGTTCTTAAATGAATTAGCTCATCTGCCAGGCGTAGAAGGAGCCAGATGGTTTTCGCACAGCGATTACCGGTTTATATGCTCATGTATCATGATGTACAAGGAGTTCCTGAAGACGTTATTATGGCGTCTTTTGATATTTCGACTTACTTATAGTTTGTCGACTGCAAAGGTTTCAGTCGCTGAACCCGTAATCAGCGTAATCCCTGTCGATCTGAAGGCTTGCGTCCCAACGTGAGCTACTAACGTAGGTGAAACGGGGTTAGAATGTAATCAGAACAAGGTCATCTAAATCGTTAGAAGGCCTTTTTGTGCTTGCGTTTTACTGATCAGCCGGAATGTGCTTCCGAGCCTTCCGGTACGCAAGTTATCAATAATCTCCTTCGGGCGTTTCCCCAACGCCTATCCGACTTATCTTTTCATCTCCTTTATATCCCCTTTTCGGACGTTACCGATGCTTCGGATCATCGGGCTTCCGAAGGAGCTTATTGAACGTAATTAGAAAATTATTGGAGGAATTTATATGGCAAGCAAAAAAGTACATCAAATTAATGTTAAAGGCTTTTTCGATATGGACGTAATGGAAGTTACTGAACAAACTAAAGAAGCTGAATACACATATGACTTCAAAGAAATTCTTTCAGAGTTTAATGGAAAGAATGTTTCAATTACTGTAAAAGAAGAAAATGAACTTCCTGTTAAAGACGTTGAGTAAGGTGGTGACTGAATGATCGATCCTGTTCAAACTAAGCGTCACTCAGATGAAAACCTTAAAGAATGGAAAATAAGAATCTGCTCTAATAAAGACATTTATAATCTAAACTGGGAAGAAATCAAAGAGTTAATCAACAAGGAAACCGGCGAATCTAAAGGTGAATCAGCTTATAGAAAATGGTTCAACAACTTCATTGAAGGAGTTGAATACCAAAAAGAAAAGTCAGCTGAATCAAATAATTCTCTCCTTGAATTGGAACTGAAAAAGGTTGAAATCATGGAAGAGAGAAAAAAGCTTCAAGCTGTAAAGCATGAAATACATAAAAATACACGTGTCAAAGGTCGAACAGAGCTTCTATATGAAAATGTAACTGAAGCAATTGAGAAAGTAGGTACTCTCCCTCCCCCTTCCTTCTATCCATTAAATAAGAGCGAAAGAAAAAGAGCTGCTGTTCTAGGGTTTGGAGATGAACACTTCGGGAAGCAATTTAAAAGCAACAACAATGAATACAACGAACAGATTTATTTGCAGCGTATGAATCAGATTCTTTCTGAAACTGTTGAGTACATTCAAAAAGAAAATTTAGATGAGCTGGTCGTGTTAAATGGTGCTGACAGTGTTGAAGGTATGGCATTGCGTGTATCGCAATTAACTGCCCTTCAGTACGGGTTTATTGACCAAGTGATAAAATACTCTAGGTACAAAGCTGAATGGCTACTAGAACTTTCTAAGTACGTCAAAATTAAGTACATACATATCCCTTCTGCAAATCATACTGAACTAAGATTACATAATACAAATCGCTCGGAAATGCCTAAAGAAGATGTAGAGCGTATTATAGCTACTTATATCCATGACGTACTCAAAGACAATGAGCGAATTGAGGTTCCTTTATACGACGAAGGAATTGTGGATTTTAAATTACTTGAATTTGAAATTGTGGCATGTCACGGACACCAGATTAAAAACAAAAAGAATGCCATTCGTGACATCTCACAGATGAAACGAAAATTCTACGATTACATGTACATCTCCCACTTCCACCACGGAAACATGCTCACTGTAGGTGAAGCAGCCACTCATAATATCCAAGTTATACAACTCCCTTCTGTAATGGGTTCCGATGAATACAGTGACAGCTTAATGACAGGTGCCAAAGCTGGAGCAAACTTATCAATTTATGAGTCTGGTAAAGGTAGGACTATTCAGTACGATTACATATTGAACTAATAAGGAGGAGGATATAAAAGTATGGATTTAGCAATGCACGAAGTGTATAACCTTCACTTGTATGATAGAAAAACTGAGGAATCTTTAGTTGATTTAACAACACTTCAAGATGTTGAAATTTTTTATAGTGATGAACATGAAACGTATTTGATTTTTGCAAAGAATGCTCTGTTAAATTTTGAGGCTCTTAAATTTTTAGGTGATTATAAAGCTCCTACCTCCTTTGAATCAAAGTTGGGAAAGAAACAATATATTTCTGTTTTAACTGAGACACCTAAGCATGAATTCAAACTATTGGCTGAAACTGTCGGTTCTTACCCTGAGTCATCAGAGGCCCATAGAGTTACCTTAGAGTTTAACAATGTAGAAATTATTTCTAGAGCTGAATTAAAAGGTGTCAACGGAGAAGTATCGGGTTTAGACTTGATTTTTAAAGTGAACCCAGTTGATAAAGAATTTTTTAAAATTCACTATTGATAAAACTTTAATTTTATTTAGATTGGAGTCGCATTAATGGCTGACTCAAAAAGGTTTATTAAAGTAATACAAAAAACGATTGAGGATGAAGAAGAAAATGACGAATGAAGACTTTAAATATCTGAATAAACACTTAGAAACACTTGCCCAACTCAAGCAGTCTGGATACAAATGTGATAAAGAGATATCTACTGTTATTAGTAAATTACATAAACTAATGGGACTTGCATCAAAATCAAAAGTTAATTTTTACACTTTAGGTAGCAATGTTGAAAACGAAAACATTGCTGATTATAAAATAGGTGTAGATTTTCCAAAAGGAAATAGGTTGTTAATCGTTGACCCGCGGACAGACTATACAACAGTTTTACTTGTTAATGTTAAAGACTCCAAATTTGAAAATATTAAAAGAAGAATAGCCCTTCAGACATTCGGATATCAAGCAGACCTATTGGTTCAGATTTTAAAAGAAAAACGCCCTGACAAACTGTTGATTGATACATGTGGAATTGGTAAAGGATTAATGGACATGGTGATTGAAAAGTTAAAAACACAAGATATCGAAATGTCTCCCAGTGGTGATTTGACCTATAGTTAAACACCTTTTTAGAACGCCCAGCGATGATTGCGGTACTCCCCTTCCGCTCTATTGCTGGGCGTTTCATAAAATGTGTTTACATCAACTTTATGGAGGTGAAATATGTCTACAGAGAAAATCAAATGCTCATGCTGCGGCAAAAAACAAAATGCCAATCAATATTATATCTCGGAATCTCCTTTCAATTCTGCAACCGGCAAGCTGTCAGTATGTAAAAGCTGTCTCCAAAATGAATTTCAAAAAGACAAAGATAACTTAAAGAATGTTCAAAACATCTTGAGAATGATTGATCGTCCATTTGTTTACGACTTATGGGTTTCCGCTGTCAATGAATCAGAGTCCAAGAAAAAATCAGCTGGAAATGTGTTGGGTACGTATATGAAAAATATCGGAATGAAAGATTACAAGTCAAAAACTTGGGCAGACAGTGAGTTTGACTTTGAAGAAGAACAAGAATATACAACACAGCTATTACTAGCTAAAAGTACAGAAGATATATCTAAGGAAGACATAGATGAATTAATGCAATTCTGGGGTCGTGGTCTTGATGTTGAAGATTACATTTGGCTTCAGAATGAGTACATTGACTTCACGAATAGGTATGAATGTGATTCTAAGGGAATGGAACTTCTTATAAATGAAATATGTTTGACTCGGCTAGATATCCGCAAACGGCGTGAAAATGGCGAAAAAGTCGATCAGCAGCAAAAAACTCTTCAAGATTTACTTGGGTCAAGTAATTTAAAACCGGTTCAAGAAACTGGAGCTAGTGGAGTTGAACAAGAGTCTTTTGGCACTCTGATCAAAAAATATGAGAATGAGAGACCTATTCCTGAGCCAGAGCCTAGGTGGAAAGATCCTGATAAAATCGGGAAATACATTAAGGTATTTTTCCTTGGGCATCTGTCCCGAATGCTTGGTTTAAAAAATCAATATTCAGAGGAATATTGGGAAGAAATGAATAAGCATACTGTTGAAGAACCTGTTGCAGAAGAAGAGGATCGAGAAAATGACCTCACATAAAAATTTTACAACAGATCGCAACAAGCACAGCCGAGGAATCAATATCTTTAAAAAGGGAAACAACTTTAAAAAGAAATCAAAATCTGAACGATTAATGGATGGTATCGGCGCATGGACTTCTTTCTATAGAGCAAACCCACATCGCTTTGTAAAAGAATACTTGGGTATTACACTTAAATTGTTTCAATGTATTTTAATTTACATGATGGTACATAACCATTATTTTATGTACTTGGCCAGTCGTGGACAAGGTAAAACTTGGTTAACCTCTGTATACTGCTGTGTGCAAGCCATACTCTTCCCAGGTACTAAAATAGTTATCGCATCGGGCACAAAGGGACAAGCTCGTGAAGTCATAGAGAAAATTGATGACTTACGCAAAGAATCACCTAATTTAAGGCGAGAAATTGAAGATTTAAAAACCTCAACAAATGATGCTAAAGTGGAGTTTCATAATGGCAGCTGGATTAAAATCGTAGCCTCAAATGATGGCGCCCGCTCCAAGCGTGCAAACCTCCTTATTGTAGATGAATTCAGAATGGTTGATTTTGAAATCATCAGTAAAGTACTTCGAAAATTCCTGACAGCTCCCCGTTCTCCTAAATATCTCGAAAAAGAAGAATACGCTCATCTAAAAGAACGAAACAAAGAAATTTACTTGTCATCCTGCTGGTATAAGGTTCATTGGTCATTTAACAGATTCATAACTTACTACAATGCCATGATGAAAGGATCAAAATACTTTGTGTGTGGTCTCCCTTATCAGATCGCAATTAAAGAAGGCCTTTTGGATAAAGATCAAGTTAGAGATGAAATGGCCGAAGAAGACTTCGATCCTATTGGTTGGTCTATGGAAATGGAAGCTCTCTGGTTTGGTGAATCTGAAAAAGCTTATTTTAAATTTGAAGACATTGAAAAGAACCGCAAGCTTGCTTCTCCCCTCTTCCCTCCTGACTATTACAGTCTGATCAAGGATTCTAACTTCAAATATGAAGGCAAGAAACCAGGAGAAATTAGGCTGGTAAGCAACGATATCGCTGGAATGGCGGGTAAGGATAATGACGCCAGTGTTTACACTGTATTCAGACTGATCCCAAACTCCAATGGATATGATCGTCATATTGTATACATGGAGAGCATCGTAGGCGGTCACACAGGAACTCAAGCAACAAGAATTCGACAAATATACGAAGATTATGATTGTGATTATATTGTATTGGATACTCAGAGTATCGGACTAGGTGTGTATGATGCATTATGCCAGCCTTTATATGATAAAGAACGCGCAAAAGAATATGAGCCATTTTCATGTATTAACGATGAAAGAATGGCTGAGCGTTGTACTTATCAAAATGCCGAAAAAGTAATTTATAGCATTAAAGGTAATGCACAATTAAACAGCGAAATTGCTGTATTACTCAAAGATGGATTCAAACGAGGAAAAATCAAAATTCCTATCAACGAAAATGAAGGAAAAGAATATCTGAAAAGATTTAAAGGCTATGAAGGGCTATCTCCTGAAGTTAAAGGGAAATTCCTTTCAAGCTATGCTCAGATTACCCTTTTAATAAATGAAATGATCAACTTGGAAGCTGAATATAGCGATAACGGACAAGTTAAGCTTAAAGAGCCAAAGAGTAAACGAAAAGACAGATATAGCTCAGTGGCTTATGGCAACTATATTGCTACTGTATTAGAAAGACAGTTAAACAAACAAACTGAATATGACGTTGAAGATGAACTAGTCTATTTTTAAAAGAAATGAGGTGAAACATGGTAACCTTAAATAAAGTTGACATTGAGTCTGAAGAGTATAAGCAAATGCTGAATGACTATTCAACTTATACTTCTACATTTGCTTCCGGCTTTATATCAAACATGTTTTCCAATGGCATTGTTACGGAAATTGAGGCCGAACAATTAAAGAATTATTTTTCTAACCCCGATGAATTTCAAGAAGAAATTGAAGATCTTGCTGAGTATTTTTACATTTCGACTGCAGAGATTCACCAATTGTTTGAATTGATTGAAGCCCTCCCTACCCTCAACTATAAAATTGACTCCTTTAATAAAGTTAAGTCTTCAGATAAGCATATTTCCCTTTTGAATAAATCCTTACATAAGGTTAAACACAAAAGACTTACTAGAGATCTGTTAAAACAGGTAGCTACAGCTGGTACTCTTGTTGGTATATGGCTTGGGGATGCTAAGAGCCCCTATCCGTTTATTTTTGATGAGATTAAATATGTATTCCCCTCCTTTAGAAGAAATGGAGACTGGGTATGTGTAGTTGACATGGAGCTGTTCACTAAGTATAAAGATGATCACAGAAATGAATTGTTAAAAAGCCTCTCCCCTTATATTAAACAAAGCGATTATGAAAACTTCATAAAAGATCGAGAGAAATATCGATTTAAGGAATTGCCACAAGAAAGAACTTTTCCACTACGCACAGGGACGCTAAAAAGAAATCAAGGATTGGGAACATCTTGGGTTACCCCAGGTCTATATGACGTTCTCCATAAAAAGAAGCTTAAAGATGTTGAAAGATCCATCGCAAATAAAATTATTAACGCTGTTGCAGTTCTAACGATTGGAACAGATAAAGGTAATGGCGAATACACAAACATGAAGCTGCCTAAAGCAGTTAAACAAAAAATTCATGGTGGCGTTAAAACTGCTTTGGAAAAAAACCAAAAAGATGGAGTGACTGTAGTATCAATCCCTGACTTTGCTGATATCAACTTTCCTGATGTTAAAGCAGATGGATTAGATGGTGCAAAATTTGACCATATCAATAGCGATATTCAATCTGCTTACGGCTTATCCGGCTCCCTTTTAAATGGTGATGGGGGTAACTACGCTACTTCATCATTAAACTTGGATACATTTTATAAGCGTATTGGCGTTTTAATGGAGGATATTGAACAAGAGGTTTATCAAAAGTTATTCAACCTTGTTTTGCCTGCTGCCCAAAAAGACAACTACTATATGAATTACGATAAGGACAAGCCGCTCACTCTCAAAGAAAAAATGGATATCTTAATTAAATTAAATGATAAGGGCTGGTCTATTAAGCACGTAGTTGACAATTTGGCAGGAGTGTCTTGGGAAAGTTACCTTGAACAAACTCTATATGAAACTGAAGAGCTGAAACTCCAAGAAAAAATTAGACCTTATCAAACTTCATATACCTTCACTGGGAATGAAGTTGGCCGCCCAAATGAAGGTAATAAAAACAACGACAACACAGTGAAGTCAGCTACATCCAACGGTAATGACAATCCTATTTAAAACTTCACTTTTGAAGGGAGGTGAAATTATTTGACAAAGAAGCAAAAGAAAAAACTATGTCAACTTCAATTGAATGAGATTAAATCATCAGATGACCCAACAAAGTTGTCATGTAGCTTTGTCATTTTTGATTTCGATGTCTCTCATAATAACGCAGTAATTTCTAAGGATGTTGCTCTTGCAGCTGCTTCAACAATTATTAATAAACCGATTGTTGCAAAATATTACGAGGTTGATGAATTAAATACTTCTACAGATGCATTGGGAACTCATGAAGCTTATCTAGACACAGACAAGCATGGAGAACTTGAAGTAAAAAGAGATACTGCCCCAATTGGTGTCTTTACATCCGAGGGATACATAACTGAAATTGAAACCCCAGATGGTAAAAAAGAAGTATTGGCAGCAGATGCAATACTTTGGAGCTCTCGATTTAAAGATGCATGTGAACTTTTACTTGAATGGTATGGTCGGGGTATTAACATTAATACAAGTTGTGAGATCCTTTATTCAAATTACACTATGCAAGATGGCATTGAACACCTACAGTCCCCTATCTATTTCGAAGGTCATGCAATTTTAAATTCAGAGAAACGTGGAGAGCATGACATTGTCCTCCCCGCCTATGATTCTTCCAAACTTCTAAGCTTTAATGAACTTCAACGATTTGAAAGATTAGTGGCTCAAGCAGCTACAAGACAAAATAATGAGGAAGGTGAAAAAATGAATAAGTTTAGAAAAGTGTTTGAATTGTCTCACTCTGACGTTCGGACGCTTCTATATAGCCAATTAGATCCAACCCTTGATAAAGAATCAGATTCATTTATTGCAGATGTATATGATACGTATTTCATCGTAAACGTGTATAGCTGGTCAGATGAAAATAGCTATGACAAATACTTTAAGTTCAATTACACAAGAACAGGCGATACTGTTTCAATTGATTTTGACAGTAAAACTGAGGTATTCATGACGCGCAACTGGGAGGAAGTTGTTCCTGAGCCTATTCAATCACAACTTAACCAGAAAGATGAACAAATTAAAGATTTAACGAAACAAGTAAACCAAATCAATAAGAATAAGGCAGATATTGAACAGCAATTCAACACTGCCAGTGAAAAGCTTGTGCAATTAAATTCTGAAGTGGAACAATTGAAGCCTTATAAAGAAAAACACGAGAAAACTTTATTAGAGCAAAAACTAAATGAGAAAAATGAATTCTATAAAGCGAAATTTGAAGCTTTAAATGCTGAGGAAAAATTCAGTACAGAAGAAGTACAAAACCTTATCCATGCTTCGGTTAAACAAGATGAAGAAGGAGAAAAAGCTGTATTACAACTTAACACAATGTTAGTTGATTTAGTTAGTGTTCCTAATGAAACAAATACAACCATTAGAGAATTTTCAAGTAAACGGGAAAATTTAATCCCTAACGATGACTCTTTTGAATCACGCTTTTCACAATAAATTTTAAACTTGGAGGAATAAAATATGGCTACAAGATTACAAAAAGCCCTAACTGAAGTAGGGAATCATACTACTGGAAACTTGAATTCTTTAAAAATCAAAACAGTTGCTCACGGTGCAAAAGTGACTGGTTCAGACATTGATAACTTTATGCTTGTTGAACTTGGTTTTGATGCTGAGGGGAACCGTACAGCTTCGAAACTATCAGATAAAACAAAAAAAGCATATTTAATTGCATCTCCTGAAGCACGCTACCTTGGTGAATCAATGAGAGACTTTTATAACGGCGTAGGAGAACATGCTCGAATTGTTATCCTTGAGCCAGCTTATACTCGTTTTGATGTTTCTGCATTTTCATTTAATACAGGAGTGACTGAGGTTAAACAAGGTCAAGTAGCTCACTTTGATATCGCTACTCAAAAGTATATTCTTAGTGATCCTGCTTCACCTCATGAGGATTATGCTGATTCTTCTGCTAAGTTCCTCGTTGTAAATAATGAAGATGACCTTGTTTACACAATGGGACAAAAGCTTGTTCGCCTTGAAGTAATCGAGGCCTAATACATAACAAATAAATTTCAATAAAAGGAGTATTATAAATGAAATTAGATACTGTGAAAATCAAAGGCTTGTTTAGCCGTGTATTAAATAACAAAATGGACGGTACAGACCAAGCTGATATCCAAACTTACATTAAGAAAGTGTTTGGTGATGGCGGTACTACACCTGACCCTTCCATGCTCCATCAATTTAATAACCTTGTCGTTGAACAAGCTGATGAAATTGCGAAACCAAAAGTAACTCAGCTCCTCTCCCTTTTGGCCAATGTCCAACAAGAAAAAAGAGGCAATATCAAAGAAATTAAAATTCCGAAAAAGAATAAGGCAAAAGTCATTTGGTCTGCTACAGGCTCTGGTGTTGATTTAGTTCGTGTTGAAGGACAAGAAACAGTTCCAGCTGTTCCGAAAACTATGTCAACAGGTTTCTATTATGAACCCCTAGATCTCGTAACAGATTCAATTGTTTACTTCAATAAATTGGTGAATGATATTGCAGATGCTAAAGTCCGCTTGTACCTCGATAAAATTCATCAATTAACTGCAAGCGCAATTACAGCTGGTAAAATCCCTGCAAAAAATGTTCAAACAGGCTCAAACCTTACTCTTCAACAATACAACAAAGTAGCTTCCGTGCTTCAACGTTATGGTGGAAAACCAATCTTCGTCGCTGACACTCTTCTCATTGACTACTTCGCATTCCAACAAGGAACAGACTCTACGTTTAAGAACTTCTTAACAGAAGAAGTTAAAGGAGAACTCCTCACTGCCCTAAATCCAACTACAATCGGCAGAACAACTGCTGTTAACCTCACTAACCCATTTACAGATGATACAAATAGTAAAGTCGAACTTCCTGTCAACAAAGGTTATATGTTTGCCGGCGGCGTTTCTCAAAAACCATTTTCTGTTGTTGAGTATGGCGGACTGCGTCAATTGACAGAACAAGATATCGAAGATGAAAGAATCAAAATGAAAATTGTTCAAGATGCTTCTGTTAACCTTCTTTTTGGAGAAGCAATCGGAATTATTGAAGAACAAGCTGCAGTATCTATCTAAATCAAAATATGAGGATTTTTTAGGAGGATATTAATTTGACTGAAAAAATTAAGTTAGCACGATACAGAAGTACGTCTTATTTTGTTGGGTATACCGGCGATGGCGGACATAAACAATACACTTGGGCTGGAAGTAAAAATGGGAAGGCTGATATTAAAGAAGTTCCAAAAGAAGTTGTTGAATGGCTCACAATGAACAGCGTTTGTTTCGATAAAGGTGAATTAGTTATTGTTGAAGATAATGATACCACCAAAGAAATTAAAGATTCTATTGTTGAGTCGGAGGCTTATGAAAATAACATCCATACCAAAGAAGAAATTGAAAAGATGATTAAATCAGGAAATATTGCTCAACTAAAAAATAAGCTCGATAAAATCACAGTGGATTCTGAGAAACAATTTATTATTGACGTTGCTTCAGAATTTAGCGATGACATTGCTGCAGGCAAATTAAAAGTTTTGGCTGATTGGATGGGAGTCGCTGATCCTTCCCTTCTCTTTGACTAAGAGGAGGGATTTTTATGACATCTTATGATCAAATATGGGAAACCTTTTTAAACAACTGCGAGACGTCCGATTTTGATGTTCCTCAAGAAGAAGAGGACATTTATAAATCAATTCGAAATGCAATCCTTCATTTCAATAACCGGCTTAGAGACAATTTAAAAGCTGATAATTCAACTGAAACTGTTAATCGGGAATTATCTGAGGATGATCTTCTTATTCTTGCACACTTCTTGAGATACATCTTTTTGTTAAATAAAAAGACCTTGTTTGAGAATACGTGGCAGCCCTTCACTAATGATGTGGGGATCAAGAACTTTGGTACGCAACTCAATTCACTTAAACAAAGTGTAATGGATCAGAAAGACGAAATTGAGCGCTTGATATTGAACGCTGCGGTGGATTATCTATGAGTACAATTAAAGTTAAATCGGCACATAAAGATGGACAAATAAAGCTTGAGGACTTAGATGTTGTTTGCAATAAACTGTGTAAAAGAAACAATTCAGTCCTCTTCAAATTGGAGAAATACCTTAATAAAAAGCTGCTAAGTGATCCTGAACTCACTGAAATCAGGGACACTATTTTAACAGTAAGTGGTGAATTAAGCAGACTTAGGGATAACTTAGTAACAGACGGTGATTCGAATGAAGGACTACAGTAATTACCACAAGGTTAACATTAATAATAAACTTCTTCATGATGGTAAGCTTATTTTCCAACAAGGCCTTAAGGGGTTTGAATCTGAAAAAGTCACAATTGATGGAATCGAAAAAACAGTAATGATCACCTCTAAGTACTCTAGTGGCGATGGTTCTGCAAGATATATATTAGGTGAAATTGCTGACATTTATCGTGGCGGAGTTGTTAAGTTTAATGATGAAACATGGCTCATCACCTCCCACCCTCTCAGTAATAAGATTTACAAAAAGGCTGAGATAAAAATATGTGGAACATCATTTTTTCTTACTTCAGAAGACAAGCTAATCGATACTGGCAAAATTAACGAAATCACTGGTAAGCCAATTTATGAAAAAGTACCTGGCGAAAAAACTGAAGTCCCCTGCATATTCGAAAGGACAACTTCAATAAATGGCACTGAATTGGCGGTAAATCTTCCTGATGGTCAAGCAAACATTACAATTCCTTATCTTGTTCATGAAAAATTGAAAATTGGACTTACCCTCACCTTCTTTGGCGAAGATTATCAAGTCGATGATATAGACTATTCTAAAGTTTATGGAGACCACGGAACAATAAAATTGGTTGCCAAAAAGAAAGTTGGTGAAAAGGCATGAGCATGACTGTTGAACAGATGACAAAAGTCTTCAGATTAGTTATGGATGATGTTGAACTGAATCGGCTCTTGTATTACAAAACTGATCCTCTCTCCCCTTCTCATCCTGATGTTCAATCACTCGAAAATTATTATGACTCCACAAATGACTCTCCCGCTATAATCAATACCATATTCAAGCGAGCACCTAAAACAGATGATCTATCGGATTCACCATTATGTAGGATGTGTGTTTATTTAGGGAACGCATTACCAAAACCATCCAACCAAAGTGCGATGCTTCTTGATCAAGACTTGATGATTGATGTTTTCACCCATATTAACACCTTTGAAGAAACCGAATTTAGAAATCTTAAGATTAATGACAGAATTAATAAGCTCTTGTTCAATCAGAATTTTGCTGGTATTGGTAAGACAAACTCTTATAAAAGATTGTTAATCACTAATCCACCTGACGGTTACCTTGGATATAAATTAATATATACCTTTGGGGCGATGAAATGATTGATAGTGAATTCTTTATAACCGGTGAACCAATCCCTACTGAATTTGGCGATTGTCGTTTTATAAAAGTTAAGGAATATGCTTTTTTAACTCCGTACCTCAGCTGGTTTAAGATGTCTAAGAAAGAGATTATTTATACTTACAGCAAAAAGGAAAATAATCAATTTGGCCAATTAGATGGTCTTATTGCCGAACTTAAAAAACTGTCTTTATTTGAAATTACAAGTATCCTTCCGAATTTTAAAGAAGCGTATGAAGTAATATTTAGCACAGTTTTTAATGGCGTTGAAATTTTAGAGAAACTTACACCGGAAAACTTCGAAGCCCTAAGAGAATTGGTCTTGAGAATGTCTTGTCTAAAAGAGGAAAAAATCAGCTCTAACCCAGAGATACAGCGAGCTAACGAGCGCAGCAAAAGGGTGAAAAGTCAGGATTCAGATTTGGTTGATATGGCAGACATCATGAGCAGTGTTGCTACTCACACTGGATATTTGTACAAAGATATAAATGAAATGACTCTGTTTCAGTTATACATGACTTACTACAGAGTTGGTCAATTCAAACAGTACGATACCTCCACCCTGTTTGCAACCGTTTCACCTGATGCAGCCAAACACATGGAAAGCTGGGGAAAACATATCGACTTATTTGAAGAAGAAAAACATTACATAAGCAGAGAAAGTTTCATGAAACAAACTAAAGGTTTTGGTAAAGGCAGCGCATAGCTGTCTTTTTTATTATTTAAGGAGGCAACAATTAGATGAAAACAGTTATTCAAGATACAGCTGACGTTTATTTTAAACGAAAATCTGACGGTAAGCTTGTATTCACAGCCGAGGCACAAACAGCATCATTCTCCCAAGCAATCTCCGAAGAAAAACTTAGAGGTGGAATCGGAAATAAACCACTTTACATTCTTAAATCTGAGAAGGAAATTAACCTAACTGTCAAAAATGCTTTCTTTGATTTAGAATGGCTTGCAATGACACAGGGTGAAACAATTCAGGAAGAAACAAAAGTAAAGGTTTTCGATAGAGAACATGGACTGATTGTAGATGATACAAACAAAGTTACTCTAAAAGGAAAACCTGTAAGCGATGTTACTTTCTATAACAAAAAAGGTTTAACATATAAGATTGCTGTTTCAACTGATGGCACATATACAATTCCAACAGCATTTGCGGCTGCTAAAGACAAACTAACAGCTGTGTATCAAATTGAAAAAGTCGGTAGACGTTTAGCCATTAAAGCCAGCAAGTTCTCAGAACGATATGAAGTTGAATATCGTACTATTGCTTATAATCCTGATACAGAAGAAGTTTACAGTGACATCTATATCCAGTTCCCTAACGTTTCTCCTTCAGGGGAATTTGAAATGTCATTAGAAAATGGAAATGCTTTAGCACCTGAAATTAAGTTTGAAGCGTTAGCAGATACAGATACAGACGAAATGGCTGTAGTAATCGAAGCAAGTAGAGATGAAAATACCGCAGCTCCGGTTGAGGATACAAAAGGTTCAACTCAAAGCTCAGATCTTGGCGGAACAACTGAATAATTAAGGAGGCGTTTATTATTGCTTTTTTAAACCAGGACGGTGATAAATACACCTCTGCAAAAGATGATGGGACAGGTAATCCCATAACAGCTGTATCAATTGAACGTTCCACTATCCCATTGGAGGTTGGTCTCAATAATGACCAGCCTCTTAATGTTAATGTGGCCAACACTGCACTTGATGTAAATTTAACTAATACGGCTTCTGTCCCTGTTTTGGTTAAAAACACTGCAGCAATTAAAACCCAAGTTCAAAAATCCTATTCTGAATTTGTTGTTACTGATGCTGATACTGTAGCTACAGGTGCAACTAAGTCTTATACAGTTGATCTAATCGATACACTTGGTGTTTTCAGAACTTACGGTGTTGCTATGTACACAACACAAACAGACAGCTCAAACAGCAAAGTTTTAGCAAGTATTTATTCCGTACCGAAAAACATCCCATTTTATTCTGCAACTACATCAGGTAATGATAATTCTGTTCTATTCAACAGTATTTCTTTTGTTCAGAATTACCCCTTACAAAAACAATTAACTTTCACTGCTCCAAAAATACATCTGACAGTTAAAGCAGCCGGTACAGTTGATCTAACTGGGTTAAAAATCGTTGTTTGGGGGATGGAATAATGACATTTGATGAAGTATGTGGTCTGTTCAAACAATTTGATGGTTTGGAACAAAAATTCCTATTGCTATCAGATGGTTCCTATATCAGTGTTGATGATTTCAAGCAACGGTTTGAAGGCGACTTCAATGAATACGAACCTTTAAGTTCGCTTCAGTCATCCCCTTCTTCTACCCCAGCTTGGGAAGGTATATGGAATAAGCTACAAGAGGATGGGCTTTTTGAATAAGTCCTCCCCTCTTATTTTTCTAGATAAAAGACAGTTTTTATTCAAATTAAGGAGGTGGAGTTGTTGACAGAAACGACTGAAAATGTCGTAATCACGATTCCAGACAAAACTTCATTTACATTTCACGAAGCCGCAACTTCCCCATCTGAAGGTGAAGAATTTGTAGTGGGTCATTTTCGGGAACTTACTGTTAAGATCTCTGGTTCCTCAACTTCACGAGAAATAAAGTTTTATGCAGTTGATGAAAATGGCGAAAAAACTGCACTTAGTGGCACCAATAAAACAGATTTCCAACTTGGAAGCAGTACTTTAAATACTAATGAGTATTGGGACTTTGACATTGTTGGATTGTTTAAAGTTATGTTCGAAGTTGTTTCTGTTACAGGTGATGTGACTGTTAAAGGGATTGCGGTGAGTTAAGATGAGTAGTAGTAGATACGTTGGACAACTCAAACAAAACAATATTCAGATCAACTCATTAAGAGAATCCAATGACAGAGCTGAAAAACATATGCTTGAGCACGAACAAACTTTAACAGAAAAAACAAATTTATTTATGGAGTATCAACAGAATGAGCTTAAGAAACATACTGATGATAAGTCTAATCCTCATTTAGTTACCAAAGAGCAGGTTGGTTTGGGCAATGTTTTAAATAACGTCCAAGCAACTAAAGAGGAATTTGACGAACATCTATACGATACTCTCAATCCCCATTCAGTAACTAAAAGCCAAGTTGGTTTAGCAAATGTCCTGAATGAAAAACAAGCAACTAAAACTGAATTTGATCAACATGCTCAAGATACAATTATTCATATTACAGCTTCTGAAAGAACTACTTGGAATGCCGCGGAAAGCAATTCTAAAAAGTATACTGACGCACATTCTCAAAACACAAACAATCCTCATAAAGTAACTGCAATTCAGGTCGGGTTAGGAAACCTTACGAATGATAAACAAGCGACAAAATTAGAATTTGATGCTCACACAAAAGATAATGAGCGTCATATCACTAGCGCTGAAAGAAGTAAATGGAATTCTGCTCAATTAACTAAAATATCAGGCGATAATGGTCAACCACTAGTTTCTATAACAAGTGACTTTCATTCTGAACTTTTGAATTCTCCTACTTTAACATATTTCGGATATGATAAGGCTGCCTTAGAAGCACCTCCAAGTAACGGGCGGGGATTTTGGACATGTAGTGCTGATAAACTTTATGGTCAAGCTATTGTTCTGACTAATGATAATAAGACTTACAGAAAATCATTGATAAACGGAGCATGGTCAAGTTGGGAACGATTGATAAGTAGCAGTGAAATTGATAACGTGCCTTGGTTAAGCGTTACATATAAAAATGGCGCAAAGACTGGTTCTAGGCCACTTCAATATCGTAAAGTAGCTGGGACTTTACAGCTTAGTGGGCACGTTGTAACAAATCGAGATGTAGTATTTGCTTCTATTCCAACTGAATTTTCTCCAACACAAGGTGCTGTTAAGTCTGTTGAAGTAAGTGGAACTTTCGGCAGAAGTAAATTATTTGTAAATCCTAATGGAGACCTTCAGCTAAGTGGGGTATCAGCTGACAACAGTGCTGCAATAACTGGTTACTACATAGATGTAGTTGTTCCGTTGAATTAGGAGGTAAGTCATGATACAAGTCTATAAATATGACGAAAATTTTATGTTCGTTGAACCCCTAGTTGTAACTGAAATCGATGAAAAGGGAGATTATATTTTTCCCGATAATTGCACTTCTGTTCCATTACCTGACTCTCCCTCCTATTACCTTCCACGATTTGATTTATCAAAACAGGTTTGGATTGAAACAGCCTCTCAAGAATACATAGACAGTCTCTCACCACTCCCTGAAGAACCTTCTGATGTGGAATTACTTGGACAATCACTAGCTGAAGCCAGAATTTTAATCTTAAAACAAAATCGCCTAATCTTAAATTTACAAAATGAAGTTAAAAACTTGAAAGATGGGACAACAGCATGAACAATTTTTGGGTTATAGCCCTAAACAAAAACTGGGCAACTCTTGATCAAGTTAAAGAAGCCTATTCTTACGATGATGTAACTAAGGAAGAACTCAAAGAAGGAGTAGACAATAACTTAATTACTCCTGAGCAATATCAAGAAATTGTTGGGGAAGCCTATACTTCAGTTACCTTATCTACAGAATAAACACGTTATCATTGTTTGCTCAAAATGAGGATATTAAGGAGGATATTAAATGGCATCAAAAAAATTGAATTTAAGTTTAATTGAGGAAAGTGTCAATAAGTACGACAAGAAAGAAAAAGTCCAATTAACCGATGATGTACATGTATTCATCTACCCATACTTTTCTCCTTCTCGGTTAACAAAAATGCTAACTGAAATGATCTCTGATCAACAAAAAGCAAAAGAAGCAGGTATCAAATCCTTCGAGGATATAAATCAAGTTCATTGGGCATTCTTTTCACTAATCAAAGAATTTACAGACCTAGGCATTCCAAATGACATTAAAAATAAAGTCAAATGGTATCTTAAACTGGTAGACTCAGAGTACTTCCCTTTGATTATTAATAGCTTCCCTAAAGAAAGCTTAGAAAAGCTGGGGAAAGCCACTGTAATGCTTCAACAAAATATAGATGAGCTATCTAAAAAATCTCAGGAAGAAGCAAATAATCTAATTCTTCAAAAGGTAGAAGAAATTGAAAGCAGTGCTGTCCCACAATGATGGCGAGAAACATTAAGGAAATCAAGACGATGATTGAAAAAAATGCAATTCAATCAATACATAAATCTTCCTCTAATGTGAAACAAATCATGATGGAAACAGGCCAAGAACATGTTGATGAAGATGTTTATGGTGCATATAATCCCCTTCTTTATGAACGCACAGGACAAATTAAAGATGCTTTTATAACCACCAATGAAAGCAACGGGGTGTCATTGGACAATATTAGAGAGGATGACGGGAAAGATGTTGCAACAGTCATTGAAACTGGAAAGGGCTATACATATCCAGATTCATATGGTTATGGCTACGGGAAACCTCGTCCTTTTATGAAGAATACTGCCGAGACTCTAAAAGATGGACGATTAACAGAGGCATTAAAAAGTGATTTAAAAGCAGACGGAATTAAAACGTACTAATGGTGGTGAATTAATGACCAAATCAATTGAAAAGAATATGCTCAGGTCTCGAGCAACAAAGCTTCCCGAGGTCACGGAATCAATGTGGGAGGAAGTTGACGAGGAACATAGAAACTTAGTTCAAGAGTTTTTAGATGCACACTCGTTTAGAGATAAAACACGAAAACAATATTACTCCTCCCTTCGTCAATTCTTTTGGTGGGTACATACCTCTCTTAACAGCAAAAAACTTTATAAGATCTCAAAACGTGATTTCATTAGGTATCAAAGTTTCTTAAAAAATCGTGGAATGTCTTCCAGTGGGATTGCATTAAAAAAAGCTGGTGTATCTTCATTAAACAACTATATTGAAAATGTTGTTGCAGAAGATGATGAGAATTATGAGAAATTCAGAAACTTCACCCGTGGACTCCCAGCTATTCCAAAAACCACAACATATGAAAAAGTAAAGGTTACATATGATGATTACAAGCTAATGATGGACGCCCTAAAAGAGGACGAAAATTATTTAGGAATGGCCTGGCTTGCCACAGCTTTCAATGTTGGCGGGCGAAGAGCAGAACTCATACAGCTTAAAACAGAAATATTAGATTATCCTATCCCCGAAGGTCAGTCATATGTGATGAGTCATAAGGTATTTGGAAAAGGTAAAGGTGAAGGAAAGCCTCTTGAGTACATGATTAACACAGAAGCATTGGAGTACCTTCGATTGTGGCATGAAAAACGCGGTTATGATCATGAATACCTCTTTACTACTCAGTATGGCGGAGAGCCTAAACAGATGTCAGAGTCTTGGGCTGATTATTTTTGCTCGGACGTTTTATCAGACATTCTTGGCCGGCGTATTAACCCTCACCTCTTCAAAGCTTCATGCATCACTTATCTCCTAGAAGTTAAGAAAATCAAAATTGAATTGATAAGTAAATATGTAGCTCATCATGAAGATGTCTCAACAACAATTAAACATTATGATTTACGGGATTTTGAAGAAGAAAAGAATCAAATATTTGTTTAGTTAAAATCCCTCTTTTATTCAAAATCAAGATCCTTCAACTGAGGGATTTTGCTTATGTTTAAAAATCATGGGAAGAACTTTCATCTGCTTCATTCGCTAGCGCTCATCATTTTTCATCAGTTAAGACTTGAATTTTGTATTATTTTGGTATAAAATTTTTGTATACACAAAACCTATTCACAATTAATATGGTGTTAGAGGTGGTTTATTGTGAATAGAAAAAAGGAGAATGAGGACATGAACGCCACAGTATTTAATCATTGTAGTCCTTCTGAATCTTTAGAGCAATCACTTAAAGAAATGAAGCTTATGCGCGAAGGAAAAACAAAAAAGCGCAGCTATAAAGAAATTAGAGCGCAGATGAAAAAAGATATGGATGAGGGTCGATTATAATTGGACTATGATGTAATCCCAACACAAGAATTTAATAAAAGACTAAGATTTTATATCAACAAAAAGAAATACAGAAAAATTTACGACGACATCGATCCGATTATCGATGAACTCGCTAATGGCAACTTCTTAGGTGATGAAATTAATGGACTGGGATTACCAGATGAAGAATACAACTATAAAGTCCGAGTTGCAAATACTAGCGCTAATGTTGGAAAATCCAATGGTTTTCGACTAATATATTATGTGGTCAAAGATGATAAAGAAATATATCTTTTAACAATTTATTCAAAAAAGGACAAAGAAAACATAACGAATAGAGAATTGAGAGACTTAATAAAGCTATATGTTGCTTAAGTTGCTTTTGCTCCCTCTTCAGACTGAACTTAGAAAACCCCACTGTGATGTGGGGTTTTCTTATTACCTTCCTTTACTATTGTTGTTTGAAAAGAATATGTAACCGATAGCTACAAATAATAAAATTCCTCCAATAATCCCTACAAATTTCCCTAAAAAAAGATTTAATATTGTTGGAATTATAATCATTCCAATTAAGACAATTCCAAAAGAAATAATACAGTCTCTCAACTCTCCGTATTGAAGCGCTCTAATTCCTTGCTTGAAAAAATAGTAGATAGTAAAGCAAGTAAGTCCAAATGCAACACGAATGCTAATAAGGGTGGTAAGAAAAACGATGAATCTTTTGACAGTTGATCCATAAACTCCGGAACTGACCTTACAGAATATGTAGTGTAGTGGATATACAAGAAGATTATGAATGCAACTAAATTTGCCAAACCAAGATAAAACGCCTTCTTATTGTTTTCCATACCTACCCTCCTTCCTTCAAAAGAACCTATGTTTGTATTACATCCAAGAAATTCACTTACAATTCTGCAATTTTCGACATTTTTCTAATAAATCTATTTCAGAAATAGAAAAGCTCCTTCTCCCTCCCTTTCATTAATAAATTTCTGTATTTCTGTGCTTGGAAACCATGGTATAATGCAGGAAAATGGTTCCGGTGGTGGTTGAATGATCTGGGCAATTATTGTTTTGTTAATAATAGCTGCTTTCTTTATAATTGGGGATTTTGGTGTAGATAAACAAAAGGAAATAGAAAAACAAAATTTAGAGAAAATAATTTCCGCAGGAAATTACCCAAAGGATTATAAATCATATTTAACCCCAGATAAAAATAAAAAGCTGACTTTGGTTGAATCCGAAAATAAGTTTGTTATTCATCATTTCAATGAAATATTGGCAATTGAAGAAAAATCAATCCCATTTAGCAAAATAATCGAAGCTGAGATAGCCATTGATGATCAATCCGTAACAAGAATTTCTAGAGGTAGTCAAATGACTGGAGCCGTTATCGGAGGACTTGCTGCAGGAGGTATTGGGGCTCTCGTTGGAGGGTTATCTTCAGACAGAACTGAGTCCAAATATTTTAGAAAGATTGATCTTAAGTTAAAGCTTGATGATTTCTCTAACCCCATAACTAAAATAGAATTCTTACCAAGGAAAACTGATACTGGCTTACAAAACACTAAAGGATATAAACAAGATGATCAAAAAGTTAAGGAAGCTTTATCGAATGTTGAAATTTGGCAAGGGATTATGGAAATAGCAATACGTAAAGGGAGTAGAGTCACTCAATAGCTGAGTGGCTTTTTTATTTTCCTCCCTCCCCTACTGAAAGGAAGTGATTCTTACTTGAGTCAAAACCTCAAAATTATACTAACCCCGCAAGCTGATACCTCATCCAAAACTGTCGAACAGTTAAATCAGCAAATTAAATCCCTGGAAAAGAAACTCAACTCCCTCAAGCTCAATACAAACATTGATTCTACAACCTTAAAAGCTCTGCAAGAATTCTCCTCTGCTGTAGATGCGTATCAAAAAAATCTAAAATCCTATAATCAAACAGTAAAAGAAACGTCCACAGTAATTAAGAATGCTGATGGATCAGTTGAAAAGCTCACCCAGCAATACAAGAAAAACGGTGAGATTCTTCAACGTGAAACTAAAATAATTAATAATCGCAATGCTGCTCTAAGGCAAGAAACTCAAGAAGTTAACAAACTCGCTCAAGCCACTGAAAAATTAGGTCAAGTACAAAAAAAGACCGAACAAAAGAACTTACAAGGCCAAACCACAAAGGTTGTACAGAAAAACCGTAACGGTTTTGAAGACATTGTTTATACGACTGACCCTAAAACTAATGCAACTTCTTCAAGAACCACAACCAATTACGATCAACAAAGGAAAGCAATTGAACAACTAAACCAAAGCCTAGAAAAGTTAAGAGAAAAAGGATTAGTCTCTTCCCAGGCGCTCTCTCGACTTTCCACTTCAATTAACGGTGCTCAAACTGCTGCTCAAATTGATCAAATTGCGAATCGTATTAAACGACTTGATGATTCCTCTACCGCTAAAGCAAAAACAAAAGAACTTGAGCATCAAGTTCAATTATATCAACGTCAAGCGCAAATAAATGTTCAAAACCTCAATACTCGTTACGGCAGTTCACTTAGTACCGCTAACTCCTCTGCCCTTCAGAATTATCTCAACTCAGTTAACCAACTTACGGCAAGAACTCCTAATTTAAGAACACAAATGCAGAATCTAAATATGCAGTTCAGAGAAGTATCTGCGAATGCATCATCTGCTTCTTCTAATGTTTCAGGCTTTGGAGAACAATTAGCACAATCATTTAGTCGTATGCCCGCATATTTTCTGAGTGGGACGATGTTCTATTCAGGGGTTCAAGCATTAAAGTCAATGGTGGAACAAGTCATTCAAATCGATACTTTAATGACAGACATTAGACGAGTCATGGACTTACCTGATTACAAATTTAATGAACTACTGCAATCCTCAATTGATCTTGGTGATCAGCTATCTAATAAAATTCCGGATATCCTTGAAATCACTGGTTCATTTGGACGAATGGGCTTTAGTGAATCTGAACTTGGAGATGTAACTAAAACCGCTCAGGTCTTACAGAACATTTCTGATTTGAATCCTAACGATACTGTTAACACCTTAACAGCTGCAATGCTTAACTTTAATGTAGCAGCCGGCGATTCAATCTCAATTGCAGATAAGTTAAATGAAGTCGATAACAACTATGCAGTTAGTACCTTAGACCTTGCAAACAGTATTAGAAAAGCCGGCTCTACAGCCTCTACTTTCGGTGTTGAATTAAACGACTTGATTGGTTACACAACAGCAATTGCCAGTACTACTCGTGAGTCAGGAAATGTTGTAGGTAACTCACTAAAGACCATTTTTGCTCGTATTGGCAATAACCAAAGTTCAATCAAGGCATTAGAAGAGATTGGTATCTCAGTTAAAACAGCTGGCGGTGAAGCTAAGTCTTCGAGCGAATTAATTGAGGAACTCGCTGAGAAATGGGATACGTTAAGTGATGCTCAGAAACAAAATACATCAATAGGCGTTGCGGGTATTTACCAGTTATCTCGTTTTAACGCAATGATGAATAACTTCTCCATTGCCCAAAGTGCTGCGAATACTGCTGCTAATTCAGTCGGCAGTTCATGGAAAGAGCAACAAAAATATGCCGATAGCTTGCAAGCAAGAGTTAATCGTTTATCCAATGCTTTTACAGAAATGTCTGTGGCATCAGGTGAAGCGTTAATATCTGATAGTATCGTAGTGTTCGCTGATGCGTTAAAAAGTTTAATGCAATTAAGTGCCCAAGTAACCAAGTCCGTTGGATTACTTCCGCAAGTATTTGGAGCAGCGACAGCTGCAGTAATATTATTTAACTCTTCACTTCGTGCAAGTGCTATAACTTCAGGTACTGCAATGGGTGCAGCTCTAAAAAATCTTATCCTTAACTTTAATACTTTTACGGTTGGAGTGACAGCAGCTTCAGCCAAAACAGCAATTTGGAGTAAAATCACAACTGCTTTTTCAACTTCACTAACAAGCTTAAAAAAGGCAGCAATGACTACAGGAGCTTTCTTAGCTGGCAGCTTCCTCCCTATGGCAGCAATGATGGCTTTTGGTGTTGCTATTGAGAAGCTAATATCCTCATATTCAAAATTAAAACAAGCCCGCGAAGACTTTGAACAAGCTAAAATCACAAGTATTGAAGCCATTACAACTAATAAAGACACAACTGATCAATTAATTGCTCAATATAAAGATCTTCAAAAAGCAAAAGAATCAGGTACCTTAAGTTCTGAAAAAGAACAGGAGTATCTTCAGGTCACGCAACAATTAGCTCAAACGTTTCCTAATTTAGTTGCTGGTTACGACTCACAAGGTCAGGCAATAATCAAAAACAATGACGCTCTAAAAGACGCTATTCAGTTTACACAAGAACTAGCCGATCTCAATAAGAAAGATATTCAAACAGGTGCTAAAGACACTTTTTCGGATAGTTTGAAAGAAATTAAGAACCTTCAGGGAGAAATTGATCAATATAAAAAGATGAGTGACACCTTCTCCAAAGGTAAAGATTTTTGGTCATACTTCGAGTTTCCCTTTGCAGATGACAGTTCAATTAAAAATAAAGGAATTAAAGCTGAGCAAGATGATCTTCGTACTGAACAAGAACTGTCTAGCTACCAGGCTAAAATCAGAGAACAGGTACTCCAAACTGTTGATGCTTTCAATTCAGTAAAGATCAATCCAAACCTCTCTAAACAAATTAATGATGCATTTAACAAGATTGACTTCAGCAAAATGAACCCTGAAGATCTTGAGTCATTTTCCATTAATGTAGCAAAATACATGGACGATATACAAAAGGCTCTACAATCAGGGAACAAAGATAACTTTTCAAGAGCTTCACAAGGGCTTGAACAGCTTATAAATCAAGCTATGAGCGGCAAAGACAAAAATAATGGGCTTGTGCTTTCTTATGGAGATTTAAAGGATGCCATTGACTCTACAAATGATTCAGCAAAAACTGCAAAAGTAACCTGGGATGAAAATGGTGAAGGTGTAGATGCACTAGGTGAGCAAGTCGGTAATTTATCTGACAAGCTCAAAGAAGCTAAAGGTGATTTTGAAGCAATAAAAGGGATCATTGATGAGCTAATTGATTCAAAACAAAACGATGCTGCGATTTCAGTAATGCAAAATGAAGCATATGACACAATGGCTGATAACATCTCTCCTTTAAATGAATTGCTTGAGAAAATGGCAGAAGGTAAGAGTATTTCAGCTTCTGAAGCTATGAAGCTAATTCAGAAGGAAAACGATCTTGCAGACGCTATTTCAATTGAAAATGGCGTTGTGAAAATAAACAGAGATGCAGTTGTTAAGCTCCGAGATACCAAATTAAAAGCTTATAATGACATGCAACAGTCTGTTAAGCAGGATCTGATAAATCAAGCTAATGCTTTAAACAAGAAGATTAATATGTATAAATCCGAAGTTAAAGCGATCAAGACTGTGCAAGATGCTTATAATCTGAAATCAGATCTTGAAAAACAAAAGCAGAAAATTCTTGAGGAAATGAAAAAAGGTAATGGCGGAGCAATTCAATACCTTCCTAAAACCCAAGAAGATTTAAATCAAGTTACTGACATTACTGATCAACTTGATGAACTTGATAAATTAGCTGATTTAGCCTCCTCTTCTCTATCAGAGACTGGTACATCAATGGAAGATATGTCTTCATCTGCAGAAAAAGCTTCTGAAGAAGTAAAAACTTCCATGTATGTTGTTGATAAATACAAGGAAGCATTAGAAAAAGTTAATGCTGAGATTGACAAGTACAACAAGCAGGTCAATGATTATCCAAAATACTCTCAGAAATATCGAGATGCAATTAAGAAAGAAATTAAAGCACTTCAGCAAAAGAAAAAGCTTATGCAGGAACAAGCTAAGCTTCTTAAAGATCAAATTAAATCCGGTAACATCGCTCAATACGGTATTGTAACCACTACATCTTCATCTGGGGGAACCTCTACTTCAACTGGTGGCTCATATTCAGGCAAGTATTCAAGCTACATAAATTCAGCAGCTAGTAAATACAATGTTGACCCTGCCCTTATTGCAGCTGTAATTCAGCAAGAATCAGGGTTTAATGCTAAAGCACGATCTGGTGTAGGTGCCATGGGATTAATGCAACTGATGCCAGCAACAGCGAAAAGCTTAGGAGTAAATAACGCTTACGATCCTTATCAAAATGTTATGGGTGGAACAAAGTACCTCGCCCAACAGCTTGAAAAGTTTGGCGGTAATGTTGAAAAAGCATTGGCTGCATATAATGCTGGGCCTGGTAACGTAATTAAATATGGTGGTATCCCTCCTTTTAAAGAAACACAGAATTACGTCAAGAAGATCATGGCCAACTACAGCAAATCCCTCTCCTCTGCCACTTCTTCAATCGCCAGCTATTATACAAATAATAGCGCTTTTAGGGTAAGCTCCAAATATGGACAGCAGGAATCCGGTCTCCGCTCCTCCCCACACAAAGGAACTGATTTTGCTGCAAAAGCAGGTACAGCAATTAAATCTCTTCAAAGTGGTAAAGTCCAAATTGCTGGCTACAGTAAAACTGCAGGTAACTGGGTTGTTATTAAACAGGATGATGGAACAGTTGCCAAGTACATGCACATGCTTAACACTCCTTCTGTTAAAACAGGTCAATCAGTTAAAGCCGGTCAAACTATTGGTAAAGTTGGTAGCACAGGGAACTCGACTGGGAACCACCTTCATTTACAGATCGAACAAAATGGAAAAACAATCGATCCTGAAAAGTACATGCAAGGTATTGGAACATCTATTTCAGATGCGTCACAAGCTGAGGCAGAACGGCAACAAGAGATAGCCCAGGCTAAATCTGATCTTCTCTCCCTTCAAGGAGATATAGATTCAGTCAATGATCAGATTCAAGAACTTCAGTATGAACTAGTTCAATCCAAACTCGATGAGTTTGATAAAAGAATTGGGGATTTTGATGTTCGGATAGCTAAAGATGAATCAATGGCTAACCGATACACTTCTGACAGCAAGGAATTCCGCAAATACGCCTCTGATCAGAAAAAAGCTGTTGCAGAACAAGCTAAAATCCAACAACAAAAAGTTAATTGGATTCAAAAAGAAATAAAAACAAATAAAGCATTAAACTCCGCTCAACGTGCCCAGCTTCAAGAAGAGCTTAAACAAGCCAAGCTAGATTTAATTTCTGTTCAAGATCAGGTTCGTGAGCTACAGAAGCAACTTGTCCAATCTAAAGTTGATGAGACGCTTAAGTCAATTGAAAAGTCATCTTCTAAAACCCAAGGGAAAATTAAAGATGTTGATAATAAAATTTCAATGACTGAAGAAGATGAGGACAAGGTTAAGTACTATAGCAAGCAGATAAAGCTCATTCAGCAACAACAAAAGGAAGCCAAAAAATATATCAAACAGCTTGAAGATCAAAAGAAAGCTGCGAAAGGTTTCCCTGACATCCAGGAACAGATCACTGAAGAAATCGAAAACTGGAAAGATAAACAGAAAGATTTTAATCTTGAGCTTTATAACACCAAGAAGTCGATCAAGGATATCTATAAATCATTGGCTGATGAAGTTGTATCCATCTACAAAGAGATGTACGAAAAAATGCGGGATATAGAGCTAGAAGCCCATCAGAAAGCGACACAAGATAAGATTGATGAGATCGACAAAGAAGACGAAGAAGCTAAGTATCAGAAGGAATTGAAGGAGAAAAACCAAGCAATACAGGAAACAAAAGATAAGATCAGTAAACTTTCCATGAACGACTCCTCTGAGGCTAAATCACAAGTCAAAGACCTAGAGAAACAACTTCAAGAACAACAGGAAGCTTTGGATGATTATCTTAAAGATCGTAGCAACACAAAACGGAAAGAAGCCCTTCAGGATCAACTTGAAAAAGATGAAGAGTCAATCAACAACAAGTACGATAACCTGGTAAATGATGAACGAGCATTTAAAAAGCTTGAAGATAAGCTTATGGATGGTAAAATCACTGACATCGCTAAGCAGCTTAATGAATTCACCAAGTTCATAAATGAGAATATGAAGTCGATTGGGAAAAGTATTTCCAATAACTTGATTGATAAGCTTAAGGATGCTGCCAGTGCATTAAATACCGTTACAACTGGAAATACAACAGGTAAAAAGGTGTCATCATTTGCTTCTGGCGGGTATACAGGCACGGGGCTTGGAGCAGGAAAGCTTGCATTCTTACATGACAAGGAACTTATTTTAAATAAGACAGATACTGAAAACATGCTAGAAGCTGTAAAGCAAGTTCGTCAAACGTCTACTGATAACTCAGTAAAGACTGCCTCTAAATGGGGTCAACCTGGTAAAATTTCAGATGTTTTAAGTAAGAGTATCGCCCTTGTCACACCAACAATGAACGCTGCAGTTGCTGGTCAAACAAATTTAAGTAAAGGCTTAATTCCAACTCTTAAGAACTTATCGAAACCTACTGTATCCCCTTCTTCAAGGGATAGTTCACCTACATACAATATCCAAATAGACAAAATTGTTGAGACCATTAATGAATCGGGAAATCCACAAGAAACTGCAAATTTAATGTATAAACAATTTGTAAATGGTCTTAAAAATACTGGACTAAATTTCAACATCACATGAGTCGGCTAAGATTGCCGGCTCTATTTATATTGGGGGTGAAAAATTGATTAGGCAAAGCCAATATTTCATGTTTGATAACGTAAAGTCGATCGACTACGGTGTAGAAAACGTTAATACAGAATCAGGGTTAGTTGAGGAATCTTTTTTGGGCTCACGATCAGTTAATGAAACCTATGTAAAAGGAAGATCAGAGCCATACACTGAAGGTGTCAAAAGAGAATCAAAACAATTCCCTTTAAACTTTTATGTTGGTGAAAATTATGATGAGAAAAAAATAAGAGCAATTAAGCGCTGGCTAGATGTCGATGATTACAAGCCTTTAGCGTTCAGCGAAAATTTAGACATTGTGTATTATGCAATGCCCGTGGATACCAGTGATTTAGTCCATAATGCGGCTAGACATGGATATGTTCGTTTGACTATGAAATGCAACTCCCCTTATGCATACAGTCGAAACACAAGTACCCACTCCTTTGATATATCATCAGGAATGAAAATCATTGAACTCCATAACAAAGGCGATGTTGCGATTTACCCCACTGTTGAAATTCTAAAAATTGGCAACGGCGATGTAAAAATCGAGAACCTGAGTGATTATACTGATCCCTTTATATTCAGCAATCTAAAAAACAGAGAAATTGTTAAAGTGAATGGTGATAAAGAAATAATCGATTCGTCTTTATATGGGAATGAAAGATATGATGATTTCAATGACAATTATATTAGATTGGATTACGGAAAAAATCGATTAAAAGTGACCGGAAAATGCAAACTGAGATTCACTTTCAGATTTAAGTATCGGTAAGAAGGTGAAAAATTGATAACTATTCGCAAGGATACAGAGATAAAAAACATACGCTTATCCCTTGCTAAGCCAGATAAGACTAAAATAGCCAACATTGATGAAGTTCTGAATCCAACTGTAACTTTAAATCATGGAAGCAGCGTTCACGAACTCTCCTTCTCTATTCCGCTTAAGGCCACCTATGATGGGGTCATAAAAAGGAATCATGTTGTAGATTTACTAAAACCCTGGTACCTAATTAAAACTGAGTTTTATGGGCTTGCAATTTGGTTTATTATCACAAAAAGAACCAAGTCTTTCAGCAGTGAAATGGATACTGTACAAGTTGAGTGTAGATCTCTTCAACATGAATTGAGCAGAATAAGCGTTCTTAAATATGAGGAGACCTCTAAAAACCTCCAAGAAGTAGTTGTAGACTGTTTGAAGAATACTAGTTGGACGGTTGGATACATAGATACTCTCTTTAACATAAAACGAAGACAGTTTGAAGTATCATCAACTAACAAGCTGGATTTTTTATATTCAATCTGCGAGAAGTTCGATGCAGTCCCAGTCTTTGATACAGTAAAAGAAACTGTAAGCTTCTATAAAGAATCTGACATTTCCAAATACAAAGGCCTTAAACTTAACCCCCGACAATATATGATTAGCATGGACGATTCGGATGATGCAGATGAATTGGTAACAAGACTGTATGCTACTGGAAAAGATGGTATAAGTATTAATTCAGTGAACCCGACTGGCCAATCGTACATTGATGATTTCTCTTATTTCCTCTTCCCCTTTCAACGTGACGAACAACGAAATGTAATTTCCCACAGTGCCTATATGCCAGATGAACTTTGTCATGCAATCCTTGATTATAATGATCTTGTTAATAGCGAAGGAAATGCGTTTAATAAACTTCTCACCCAAAAGAACGAAGTTGAAACTGGTTTAACCGAATTGAATAATGAGCTTTACACACTTGATCTAGAAGTCCAAAAGTTATTAGATCGAATTGAAGTTGCGAAGAAAGCTGGAGATGACACAAGTAAACTAAAAGCTCAACTTGCCGTAAAGCAGAAAGCAGTTGCAAAAAAGAAAAACCAAATTACTACGATTGAATCAACAATTTCTCAAATATCTGCTTCAATTTCTAAACTTAAAGAAAAGCTTTCTTTTGAGAACAATTTTAGTGAAAATCAGCAAAAACTGCTTTCACGTTTCATTTCGACAACTGAGTGGTCAAATGACAGCATCTATGATGAGAATGAACTTTATGATGATGCCAACGAAGAACTCGAAAGTCGTAATACACCGCCAGTGAATGTAACACTCGATATTGTAAACTTTTTTAACTGTATTAGTGAAAAACATAATTGGGACAGGTTCAGTTTAGGAGACATAGTAAGAGTTCAACAGAATGATTTAAATACCGATATTAAAGCCATACTTTCAGCAATAACAATTGATTTCGAACAATCAAATATTAGTGTCACTATAACAAATGGAAAAAGAGTTCAATCTGATTTTGAGAAAATCGTTAAGACCGTTTACAGAACAAACAAAATAAGTACTGAATTAAATAAAAGAAAGATTGAATGGGACAAAGTAACTGAAAACTTCAATATCCGAAATGACAGAATCTCAGTGCAGCCTGCACCTCCTACCATTGCTTCTGATGGCACTGCAATTACCCATAAAGTAAATGATAACGGGTCAGTTGATATTACCATTCAGTGGAACTATGTTGATTCCGATGAGGACAAATACAACATTGATGGATTTGAGGTTTACTTACACGGTAGTGATGACAATGAGGAATACACATTTGGCTCTGTGCAAGCCAGTGAAAATTTACAAAATGTTAAATATGACAGACGCACAGCCACTTTTACCGGATTACCTTCAAATATGTACTACACTATCGGTGTTCAAGCTTATCGAAGAGTAGATGCAGATATAGATATAAATCAGATTCTTCTTTCGGATATAGTTAAATCAAATCATCCTTCTGAAAACCCCTACCTCCCTTCTCCATCTATCGAAGTAAAAGGAAGCCTTAGTGGAAAAGTTAATGGTCTCTATACAATCTCCACAGAAACTAAGCCAGAAGATCCAGAGACAGGGACAATTTGGATCAATCCCCAGAACAATAAACAAGAACTGTTTAACGGAGAAGAATGGATTGTCTCATCTGCAGGTTCAGCAGACTCCTTAAATGGTTTTACAGCTTCTACAACCACCTCGCCAAATTCAATACCAGTGCGCGATGAATTAGGAATTATTAGTGGTTCAATAGACGGTAATGCAGAGTTGTTAGGTGGACGACCAGCATCAGATTATGTATTAGCTGAAAATATCCCCCTACCTCCTAAGTTCGCAAAGGGTGTTTATATAGGAGACGGTACTCCAAGTAAACAAATCCCCCTCTCCTTTACTCCAGATATAGTCAAAATAACTCCAATTTCAAATGAAGACAGTATGCTGGTTATTGAAAGTCCTACAGGTGGTTATGCCTATCAATGTACAGCGTCTGGTCTCTCTCTAATTGGCGGAGATTTAAGCTACGGAGCTTTAGGCGATAAAATCTTTTTAACTGGCTCAGATGAAAATTTTAGAGGAAACAAATTAAATGTCAAATATATATGGGAAGCTTACCAGCAAAATTAAACGGAGGTGATTAATCTGACCGACTTTGCTGAATTGTATAACGATCCAATTTTAAGTAAAAAAAGAAAAGGTTCAGTTGATGATCCCTATCTGACTTATAATGAGACATTAACTGTCTATAACGGCAGAGTACTTCTGACTGAGATTCCAAACAGAGAGTTTCGTGTCGAAGTTATAGGAAGTAACAAGGAATGGCGAGAAATTGAAGATGGTGAGCTTGAAGACAATTATTTTAAGGTTGATTACCTTATGGGTGTTGTCTTTTTTAATGTTTCAAATGAAGGAAAATCACTTACCTTTAATTACAGTGGTGAAGGTGCCTCCTTCTTCCCTGCCTCTCGAATTTGGATAAAACGACAAGGGAATATGGTTATTGAAACTCTTCAAGGACTTATCGATGAAGCTGAAGATACAATAATTCGAATGAATGAACGTATAGCTGAATGTGAACGAGTTACAAAACGGTGCCAAGAAGTGACAGCTTGGTGTAGACAGGCTACATCAAATTATGAAGAAGTTGTAGAAAATACAAGAAAAATTTATAAACCATCTGTCTATACCTATTCAGATATTTTCACCTATTACCCAACCCCACAGATTGGTTGGACGGTGACTGTTAAAGAAACAAAAATCGTTTATCGGTGGGATGGATTTGAGTGGGTAGATATTGGAACTTCCGAAGTATATGAAGGTTTCAATATACTGCTAAGCGCAACAGAGCCATTTAATGCAAATTATATCTGGTATAAGGATGCCTCTTTTTCACCTGAGAAAAAACGAGTTGTTGTTTCAGATACAGCACCAGATTCAGGACAAGTATGGTACAAAACTGACTAAGATCCCCTTTGGGATCTTTTTTATTGGAGGAAAGTTATGGCTGGTTTTTATAGATATGATCAAAATTTAGATAAATATGTTCCGATGCCTGTTGAACTACTAGCTTCAGAAGGAGAAGAATACACCGCTCCTAAAATTACTCAGAAGTTTAATGAAGTAGAAACGAAAACAACAGAAATTTTAAACAAGGTATTAACTGATGACAGATATTTTACAGTAACAAGTTCTTTTAAACAGGATGTCACTCTTGGTATTGAGTACTATGTTACAAAGGTTACTCCTAAAACAACCGAAGCTAAAAAAAGTATGATTCAAAAAACGTTTGCATACGACTTTGAAAAATCCATTGATCCCACATCATCTTATTTTGGTACAACAAATCGTGAAACAGTTTTAAGTATGGCCAAACGAAAAAGATCTGTGGTTGCAATAAACGCTAGTGGTTGGCGATCAAATGGTGAAGTCATGGGGCTTCAAATTAAAGACGGAGTTCTCTACAAAGATTATGACGCTGCTGGATACACAGGCGCTGAGGCTTGTGTATTTTTTGATGATGGAACTATGAAGGTTTACGGAAACAGAGAAGTTGATGCCGACATCCTAATTTCTAAAGGCGCACGAAACTCTTTTGCTTTTGGCATTTGGCTAGTTAAAGATTCTAAGCCAAGAACGGCTCAAATGACTACATGGGCAGATTTAAATGTTAAGCATCCTCGACAAGCCATTGGGCAAAGATCTGATGGTACACTAGTTATCATTACTGTAGATGGCCGCTCACTTCGATCCAGTGGTATTACAGCTTATGATATGCCATCTTTATTTTTATCTGAAGGCTGTATTAATGCATTTCTTTTAGATGGTGGTGGAAGCTCTCAAACTGCTGTTGAAGGAAAATATATTAATAACATTAGTGATGGCATTGAACGTGCAGTGGTCGATACCTTAACAATTTCATATCCTGATGACGATACAGATAGCAGATTTTTTGAAGTTCAAGAAGGAAGAGGTTTGGCAACAAGTCTAAACAGACGTGTAGAGTTTATTGAATCCAAGCCTACTTGGAATGTATTAGATTTAGGCTTCTCACCAGATGGCTTAATCGATAATACAGCTAAGTTTAAAAAAGCCCTTAGTGATTTATCTGAAAAAGGTGGAGGGAAACTACATTTTCCGAAAGGTACATATTTAATCGGTAAGCAGAATACAACTAGCGCTAGTGAAAAAATTGAACTCCCTTCAAATGTCTCAATTGTTGGTGAAAGACGATCCTACACTAAACTCCTTCGAAATCCAAATCACTCACTTGATGAATTGTTGCGAATCACAGATCACAATTATATAGAAGGCATTGAAATTGATGGCAATAGCAGTGTAAATAAGAGTAGCTGCCGATTGATCGCAGGTGGAAATATAAAATCATTTAAAATGAAAGACTGCAGCTTGGTCAATGCTACAGACCGAGGAGTGAGTATTCACGGGATCGGCAAGTCTATAACGATTGAAGGAATGTATATTTCCAATATAGCCAACGAGTGCATCAACGTTGCTGAAGGAGAAATTATTAAACTAATTGACTCTGAGATCACATTTAGCGGTACTGCCCTTTGGGTGGGTAATGCTGCAAATATCTTCACTAAGAATAACCTCGCAAAATCCTTAAAAACCTTCGTCCGGTACAAAAACTCTCAAAATGCAATTTGTTCAGGAAACATTATCACTAATAATATTGATCGCGCAATTTGGGGATCTGTAAGAGAAGCTGTTTTCTCTGATAATGTTTTCAAGCAATGCCACTCTGATTATCACCTTTACTTTATTCAAGAAGACACTGGAACAAACGATTTAATTGTAACTGGAAACTCAGTTTATAGTGATGTTGAAGGAACAGCTTTCATTAGAACTCCATCAGATATAGACAGAAGACGAGTGTCGGGTAACGTAGGTAATATACCTAGCTTGAACTTGGATTAAGAATAAAGGAACAATAAAGGTGGTGGTTACGTTCTAGATAAAATATAGGTTTTATTCAAAATACATACTTGAAAAACAGAGATAACAAGAGCATGCGGTAGTATTTCTAAGTTTTTATTACGGATAAAATAAAACCTCATCCGCTAAGAACGAGGCTTCTTCCAATCTATCGCTATATTCTGTTTGCATTTACGACAAGTTACATTATGTTTTCCGTACATTATAAAGTTGTTTTTAAACTCACAACGCGGACACTCTAGACGCTCTCCCCCAAAAAAGGCTCCAAAGATAAGAAAGACGCTGAGTGAACCTAGACCCAATCCCGGCAGGATACCGATTATAGAGATAATTAAGATAAAACTTATTAAAAAAAGCACTAAACCAACAGTAAACATAAACAAACGAGGAATCCATCGTTTTGGAGTCATCCGTCTTCGCTCAACCTCTACTCTTACAAAGTCCATTCCCCTTACCTCCGTGACGTGATGGTAAAATTATACTACGGAATTTATTTAAACAGCAATGTGTTTTTATGTATTTAAATCGAAGATAGAAAGTTTTCTAAATTGAGAGATTGGGTTAGTCCCCTTCTCTCTTTTTTGTGTTCAATTTAATTTTAGGAGAGATGTTTTATGTCAGCTTATACAAATAATTATATTCCGGTAAACAAGTATACTCGACCTGGTTTAAAGTTAAATGGTGTTAAGAAATTAGTTGTTCATTATACAGCCAATCCGGGCGCCGGCGCAGACAATCATCGAAGATACTTTAGCAATGCGCAAATTTATGCGTCAGCTCACATTTTCGTAGATAAAACCGAAGCAATTTGTATCATTCCATTAAATGAAGTAGCTTACCATGCTAATGATATTCAGCAAAGAGATAGTGCTGGAAATCCTTATCGAGGAGTTGCTGCGCTGAAACCTAATTCTAACTTTCTTTCTATTGGAGTTGAAATGTGCCTTGAAAAAGACGGTTCATTCCATTCAGATACAGTTGAAAGAACTGAGGATGTGTTCGTTGAATTATGTAATAAGTTTGGTTTAGATCCTATTGATGATATTGTTCGTCATTATGACATCACCCATAAGAATTGCCCTGCACCATGGGTATCTAACAGCCAAAAGTTTGTAGACTTTAAAAATCGAGTAAAGGCAAAAATGTCAGGCAAATCTGTTTCAAAAGCTTCTCCAACTAAACTAACAACCTCCTCCCCTTCCTCTTCATCAGTAGCAAGTGGTTCTCTTAAAGCAAAAGTTGACGGTCTTCGTTTCTACTCAAAACCATCATGGGAAGATAAAGATGTTGTCGGCACAGTAAATAAAGGCATCGGATTCCCTACAGTTGTAGAGAAAGTTAAAGTTGGATCTGCCTATCAATACAAAGTTAAGAACTCAAAAGGCGCTACATATTACATCACTGCTTCTGACAAATATGTTGATGTTACAGGATCAGTTAAAACCTCTTCCTCTGCCCCAAAAACAACATCAACTTCTTCAAGCTCCTCATCTATTAAATCAGTAGGAAAAATCAAAATTATTGGTGTTTCAAGCGCAGCAATTGTAATGGACAAACCTGATCGAAATAGTTCAAAAAATATTGGCACAGTCAAGCTTGGAAACACTATTTCAATTTCTGGTTCAGTTAAAGGTAAAAACAATTCAAAAGGTTACTGGGAAGTTATTTATAACGGTAAACGTGGGTACATCTCAGGACAATTCGGTTCAAAAATTTAATTATATTCAATAATCTCGGAGGATATTTGTTGATCTAATGTATCAGTAACTATCCTCTTAATTTTGGGAGGTGATGTAATGTTACCTTCCTATATTCATTAAAGGTTGGTGACAAATGGATAACTTTGAGCAAAGCACCATTTCAAGATTAAGTGCACTAGAAGAAAAAGCAAAACACACTAATAACAAGATTGATTCTCTTGAAGAAAGAACAAATGTTATCGGTCGTATAGCTACGCTTGTTGAGCAACAAGTCGAAATTAATAAAGACTCTCAAGCACAATCAAGAGAACAGTTCAGTACTCTTAACGAAATGAGCAACAGTTTAAAAAATCTAAGCAAATCGTATGAAAAACTGGACAATCGAGTTGAAATATTGGAACGCTCTGATTCTACTCGCAAAATTGATCCCTCACAATTTACAAAAGACCTTGTATTCAAGGTGCTGCCAAGTGTAATTGCCACTATTATCGGTGCATGGTTGCTCATACATTTTGGCCTTAAATAAAAATGAACAGGAGACGATTAAATGACTAAAATCAACTGGAAAGTAAGATTGAAAAAGAAAACATTTCTTGTCGCAATTTTCTCTGCAACGCTGTTATTCGTACAAGCAATTGCCTCTGCTTTTGGATATGACTTGACTGTATTTGGTGACGATTTAACAGAGAAATTTAATGCTCTTCTGACTTTTTTAACTGCAATGGGCATTATTGTTGATCCAACAACTCAAGGTATTTCTGATAGTGAACAAGCAATGGATTATGATTCACCGAGATAAACCCCATACCCTTCTCTTGATTGAGGAGGGTATTTTTTTCGTTTTTTCAAATGAAAAAATTGCAGAAAACTTTACATCCTTTTACAATTTTTTTAATAACTATGTTATGATTGTTTTCGAGAGATTTTTGAAATTTTCAGAAAGAGGGGTTTAAATGAGTAAGATCGCTTCTGAAGTTGTCGCTACTACACTGAATGACTGGTACATTGCTATAAAAAAACAAAAGGTTGATGAATCAATAAAATATTATTCAGAGATAAAGAAACTTTTTGATGAAATGGAAGAAGATCAAGAAGTTCTTGCGTATTATAGTCTATTAGAAGAAAGACATAAAATGTTGCTGTATTCTTCACGAGGAGAGCCTTTACAAAAGCACACCTATTTTACTGAAGACAATCAAAACTTCATAAAAAAAACAAATGATAAATTAGAATACAACTTTTATTTATTTGAAGCAATGTACGAGGCATACAACAAAAACTATGATCGAGCAATTAACCTATATGGATTAGCTGAGAAAAAGCTTGCAGAAATTCCAGATGAAATTGAAGCAGCTGAATTTTACTCTAAAGTCTCTTACTTATATACTCTTGTTAAACAAAGCATTGTGGCACAACATTATATAAAAAATGCAATTTCAATATATAAGCGACACCCTGATTATAAATGCAAACTAGCTACATCAACAATGATTGCAGCTGCAAACTATGCTGATATGAAACGATTTGAGGAAGCAGAAAAATATTACTTAGAAGCAATTGATATTGCAAAAGAAACAAAAGACGAATTTTTGAAAGCTCAATTACTTCACAATCTTAGCATCGTATATTCTGATTGGAACAAACCTGATAAATGCATCGAATCTCTTGAAAAAGCAATAGGAAATGAATCTTGGTTACATTCAATTTATTATATAAATTCTTTATTCATGATGATTAAAGAACTCTTTAAAATTGACGAAAAAATGAAAGCCATTAATTTTTACAATAAAGCACAGGAAAGACTCATATTAATGGAGAATAAAGTATACGAAGCCAAAATCAGCATCCTGTATAACCTTTATTGTGGGGAGTTAAAAAATAATTTCAATAATTGTATTAGTAATATTGAGTTCTTAAAACAGCAAAATGAACTTGAAAGTGTAGATGAATTGTCCTACATAGCTGCAAAAAGGTTTGAATCAATAGGTGCTTTTGAAGAAGCAACGAGCTTTTTCAATGCGAAAATTTGGGCTGAACAGAAAATGAATCAGGTGGAGGGAATCTTATGAAAAAACTTGTGCTTTGCGTATCTATTTTAGCTGTGATTTTAAGTGGAGTAGCTTTAACGCAATTGAGTACAGATTCACCATCTAACATCCAGGTAGCTGAAAGGCCTGTCGGAGGTTAAAAAAGGTTGATTAATTTATTTAGCCCTACTCAAACATTTGAGTGGGCTTTTATTTTATGATTTATGTCCACCAGTCAGCCCTGCTCTGTGAAGCGCAGTGCCAGCAGATGTATAAGAAACTGCTCTAAGAATCGCTTTCGATCCGTATTTACTTCTAATCCCATCCATTACAAACCCAAGTTTCCTTCTCTTTTCATTATCCACTTCAAATAAACTCAACTGTTGATTAACATCATCCTCAATATTTGATAACGTAACTGAGATACTTCTCACTGTTTTACCCGAGTAAAACTTATCAAATAGCATCAAGCAACATCTATATATGTCCATCGTGATATTTGTGGGAAGATCAATTGTTTTGGATCGATGAAAACCACCACCAAGATCATCCTTACTGTATCCAATACCCAGGCTGATTGTTCGACCAGCTTTGTTGTGTGTACGTCCCCTTCTTGCGACTTCCTCACAAATCTCCAACAGAACAGCTTTAATCTCTTCCCTCTTTGTATAATCCCTGAGCAAAATCTGACTCTTACCAAAACTAATCTGTCCTTGCATTAATGGAGCTCCAATTTCTGATAAATCAATTCCATGCGCATGATAGTACAACTGGTTTCCCATTATTCCAAACTTCTTCTCAAGCAACTCTAAAGGGAACTTAGCTAACTGCCCTACAGTTGATATTCCCATCCGGTTCAGATTTCTTTCCATCCTCCCTCCTATTCCCCACATTTTAGACAGAGGGTAAACCTTCCAGAGTTTATTTGGCACATCTTCATATCTCCAACGTGCAATACCACTCTTTGTTTTCTTACTCTCCAGGTCAAGTGCAAGCTTACTGAGTAACATATTGTCTCCAATACCTACTGTGCACATCAAACCAAATTCTCTCCACATGCTGTTTTGGATTGCTTTGGCCATTTCTTCAGGATCTTCTTTTCCAGCATCTAAAAAAGATTCATCAATTGAATACGTATGGACACATTTCTCAGGAACAAATCTGTAAAACAGCTTTGTAATCTCAGTCGAAACTCTGATGAAAAGTTTCATTTGTGGATTTACAATGTGTATTCTTGGATCTTCAGGTATCTCAAAAAGTCTCGATCCTGTTTTGATTCCAAAATCTTTTTTAAGTGCAGGAGATGCAGCTAACACTACACTTCCCTGTCTCTCCGTATTCCCTACAACAGCAAGATAGCATGTTAAAGGGTTAAGCCCCATTGTTACAGCCGATACAGAAGCATAAAAGGATTTCATATCGACACAAAGTATATTCTTACGTGGAAATTGTGAGTAATCAATCATTGTATGTAACTCCTATGATGTTATTCATGTTGATATAAATTGTATTGTCATTCTGGTCTTTTACGTGAAGCTTTTGTTGTTCAAAATTAATGTAATGGACTCTGCCGGTGACATTTTCAACGAATCCATTGTTAAAGAGTTTGAATTTCAACTCTTTATTAAATTCAAGTGCCTCAGAGACGAGAAGATCCATCTCTTCAATTTGTTGGTCATCTAAGGATGGTTTTTCAATTTTTGATACATCAATCAAATCTTGTTTAAGTTGTGTTAAATGTTCTGGAAGCATCATTGATGTCCATTTGATTGTTCCTCGATCCCTAAGCAT